ATGAAGGTTACTTTTGTCACTTACCTTGACAAACATGTTACTTTAAGAAATGGTGCACACCCTGTCTGCATACAGATCAGGTATGGAGGTAACAACACTAAGAAAAGGATCAAGGGCTATTCCTGCTTAAAAGAGAATTGGGACTCTGAAAGAAGATGCTATAATGTACACGAAAGAGGTCGACAGAAAAAGAATGGTTATATCAGACAGTACCTTGATGATTGCTACCACGTCTACCAGAATAATTTCATAGATAGCTTTGATTATAAAGAGTTCTCTAGCCTGTTAGCTAAGCATAGATCTACTGAGCAGGTAGAAGATAAGCGCTTAGGAGAGTTTGCTATGGACATATACAACCGCAAGGTGGAGTCTGGTGATGTATCTTCTGCAAAAAACTATCTAGCACTCATACCTGTATTTGAGAAAGCAGACTTGGACAATAAACGAATACGCGACTTCAATCTGTCCTCTATAAATAAACTTACAAAGTCTTTCGACGAGAGAGATATGAACGGCTTCAACTATCTAAAGTGGACAAAAACACTGATATCCTTCTCACTCAAGGAGGGAATAATAGAAGCCAAGCACAACCCTTTTAAGACAGTCTACAACCCTAACGGGTATGATATAAACGAGCGCAAAAGAAAAGGGAAGAAAAAAACCAATAAGAAAAGAATTAGAGATCTGACTGAGGAAGAAAAAGAAAGCGTTGTTTTCTATTACTACAACAACACCTTCTCAGACACTGAATGGAAGTACATGTCCTACTGGGTTCTCTCATATTTCTTTTTTGGGGTGAACCTTATAGACCTAGCTCGGTTGCGTTGGGATGATATCACAAACGACATTTGGAAGTATAGTAGATCAAAGACTGGGTTCGAGAACAAGCTGGGGAAACCTGTGAAGGAGGCTGCACTAGAGATACTGAAAAAGATAGACTCAAAAGGTAAGTACATACTACCTATACTAAATGGTTTCGATAAAGATCCAGTAGAGACAGAGAGAAGGGCAAAAAGAGAGAGAGACAATTCCTATAAGTGCTATAAGAGGGTCTCCAAAAAGATAGGTTTCAGCGATGGTAGATACTTTAGCTTCTACAGTGGACGTTACACAGCCCCTACCCTAGCGCTATCAAAAGGTGTAGACATAATGACGGTTAAAACTCTTATGGATCATGCTTCAATAAAGACTACCAATAAGTATTTGGGTATAGTGAGAGATAGAGAGAAACTACAGAACGCGATAGATATGCTATAATAAAAAACTGACGGTAGTCCGTCAGTAGATAATTGCTAAATAAGACCCTCATCTGCGAAGGAGTAATAGCCTTCCATAGTTACGATCAAATGGTCTAAGACAAGTACGTCAAGTAGCTTCCCAGCGTCTACTAGTTTCTTTGTTAGGTTCTTGTCAGGTTGTGAAGGGTATAGGCTAGATGAAGGGTGATTGTGTACTAAGAGTATACTACTCGCGTGACACTTTAACGCTGGCGCGAATACCACCTTTGCATCGACAACCGTGCCCGATGATCCTCCTTTACTAACTTGTTTATAACCCAATATCTCACTAGATCTATTAAGCATTATAACGTAGAACGTCTCTACGTACTCAATATCATCACCATAGATCTCAGACATGACTATCTGGTAGATGTCTAGGCTACATTTGACTTGATGCCGTTCTTCTTTTTTAATTTTAGCTGAGTAGGTTACTTGGATTTCTGCAACACGTTTAGGTACTCTTTTCTTTTCCATTTTTTTGTTATATGTTTATTGTGAAAGAGAGGAGCAGAAACGCCCCTCTCCAATAGTCACGCACTACCTTGAGGGCAGTACTTACGAATAAATCATATTCGTAAACCGCCAAAATTCAAGGCAGTATGGTTAAGAAAACAGAAAGCCCTACACCAGTAGGCAAGAGTAGAACCCTACCAATCTTATTCCTGCTATTCGCATTACTTTACTTCGCTTACGAGTCATTTGATGACTACGTAAAACGCAATCCAGACGGAACGTACGAACTAAAGGAGAAGAGAAAAGCCCAACTCAACGACAAGGTGAGAAGGATGAGAGAAAGCGCTGAGACATACCGCTTAGTTGCTAGACGAAACGGTTACTATCAGTGTTTACATTGTCCAAACGGCACATTCTACCTCTACAAAGGTGAAACAGCGAAAATCGGTATTACAATCCAAGGGGAATCCAAGAGATACAAGCCTAAGTATCTAAAAAGGATGAACCTTGAGTATGTTACTATCTACAAAGGGACAGTACAGAAAGCCAAGGAGTTAGAGGTCATTGAGATAGGCAAGTATCCACTCAGTGAAGAAAACCTCTCTCGTCCAGACAAACCACAAGGTGAGCTTATACGTTACAAGCTAGCGAGACCTATTTTGAATCTCGGTGATCAGTAGGTATATTTGTAAGGTGAGGAGAGTGTGGCGCACATGCTAACTAAATCACAACACAAATGACAATTACGAGAGCAGTACAAGAAGATCTCTTTGATCTGATTGACGTAGAGTTCTTAGAAGCTCAGTTTGAACAAGATCTATTCGTTATACTAGAATGTATAGATGAAGTAGATAAGGTTATCTATGAGGATGATTGCTTGATTGTCAGGATTCCCTACAGTGAAGCGCAAGCCTCAGAGAACCTGACAGAGCTGTTCCAAGAACGTCTCGAATCTGAACTAAAAAAGAGCCTCCTAGTTTCCTAGGGGGCTTTCTTTTTATCTACTCAAAGGACTTTAGTTCCTCATACGACTTGATTATTTCTACTATATTTCATTCACTAATCGCCTTTTCTGCTTTATTAATTCACTCTGATATAAGTGTTGCTCAAAAAACTCCTTCTACTCATATTTCTTGATACATAGAAAGTAACATTTTACATCTTTCTAGTTCTACAAGTATTTCTTCTCATACGGTACTCATGTCTATACATTAAACAATAAAACTAGCCAGCGTAGATATAAGTATACCTACTGCTACTCATACTATAAACCGATTCCTCATTCCTGTAATTGCTTCGTCTCGTGTAAAGTCTGGTTTCATTTCTATATGTAAAGTAAAACTAGTTTCCCAGGTATCACCGTATTTTACTTTCTAGTTTTCTAATCTTTTCGCGCTTTCTTTTATCTCCTATGCCTGAGTACTCTTGTGTTGCCTTGTTATACTCTTCTAGCCATGTGATTATAGGCTTTTGTCTTTTATGTCATAAGTTATAAGCGTCCTCTACTCTATGTATCTTTCAGTTGAACCAAAAGAAGTGTGTTACGTTTACTGTCTTTCTTTTATAGGACATTGTTTGTGGTTAGTATTATAAGCAGTCAGGACATAGTCCTCCTGTTAGGTTGTTAGATAGTCTACCGCATTGCCGACAGCTTCACTTCAATACTTCGGCAAGCCTCTGTTGATACTCTTGCTTCTTGAATAGTCTCTTTTTAGGTTGTGGGGTTGGGAGCTTTTCCATGTGTGAGGGTAGGATAAATCTACTTTAGACAATGATTGTTCTGCAAACTAAAATGGTTTTCCGTATCGCATCTCCTCATATTTTTCAAAGTCTCATCAGCATTCATCTAAGAATGAATCAACTCTAAGTTGACATGGTCATCGAACAGACCGTATGGTATCTCACCGACCGAATCAACTAGCAAGCTCTCGTCAGTCTTTCGAAAAGATAGAGTGGTAGATTTCGTCATATTCTCTTGTTATCTCTATTTCACATCATCTGTATACTTTCTTCATCCCCATATACTAAATAAATAAGGTTATTCTGAATCGGCACAATGCGCTAGTCGTTCACCGTCTGTTCTACAGTCATATACTCAGTCTCTAAACCTATAGAATGTTTCCTCTACGCAAGGAGCATCAAACTCAGGACAATAACGCCACTCAGAGTAAGGGCTATCGTAGCCAATAAGTGGAGAAAAAATGAAGCAATTTGCTAATACGTATCAAGTAAGTAATTCCATCTGTAATACTAAGGTAAAAGGGTTGCTGTGGTATGTTCCAAAATGGAAACAGCCACTACTTTCTCTTGCTCTTTTCCTCCTCTATTTTATCGTAGATCAGACCAGCAGCAGTATCAGCTGTCTCAGTTCGTGTTCAAGCGTCTCTCTGGTTCTCACGCATCTCAGTGAAGGTTTGTAATAATTCTTCTGCTCAAAGCTCTCTGAGCTTATTTAGACCAGCTTGGAACTTGCTGTTTGGGTTCTCGTGTACTTCTCTAGGTGTGTTAAGTTTGAATCTAGACATCTTGTATATTTAAAGAACAAAATTTAGGTTAGGTGGTGAGTAGTTTTCTCCCTTAGTTACTTTCCCATCTCTCTTCTTAGCTCCGATCTTGCTATCGTTTGACCTACACACCTCATCATACGCTCTAGTGATCGACTCTGCATCTAATCATAGCTTATGTAGCGTTCATAGAGCTACAAATATCACATCTATACAGGCATCTACCATTTCTACCTTATCGTCACTATCTGAGGCTAGCAAGAACTCACGTATCTCCTCTCTCATCATGCTGTAATCTAGGTATCAATCATACTTCCCTGTATCAAACTGTTGTTTATTTCCAAAAGCAAGGTTTCGGTCTATCGTTTTCTGTGGGTCTATCATTACTTATTATTACTATCTAAATCTTCCTTTGGTCAGTGAAAACCCTTATGAGGTCACTTATATATAGCATGTCACACAAATTTTCCACTTTCTCTTTCATACACACTCCATCAAATCTTCTCTCAGGTAGACCGTCTAACTGGCTCAAACTTTAAAGCAAGCATTACTCCAAGAAACGATCACAAAAGGATTGGCAATCGTATTAGTAGAAACTTCTTCATTACTTGTTGTTAGTATCTAAAAAAAGAGTAATTTTGTTTTCCTCTATATCGCCTATGTAGGATCTTAGAAGACTTTCCTTTTCTGACCAATCTAAACGAGTTATCTGTGAATCACATTTTTTACAAAGCAATGCTCATCACTTTTCACGCACCTTATCTGACTCTTCCATTATCTCTTTTAGTACGATTTCTGCCTCTCTATGTTCTGGACTTCACCGAGAACCGTAAAGTATAGTGTCGCACGAGGAGCAAGAGGCTTGTTCTATAAGACCATTTAAATCACAGTGGTCACAAGTACAGTAGTGTCTACTTAAGGAGAGACTTGTTTTCTTTAAGCTCTCGATTAGCTTTTCTATTGCCTCTTTAGATCAAAAAACTAGCTGTCACATTACTCATTAGTATAGAATAAATTAACTGCTTGTACCCATCTCTTCTTTGTTCCTTGTCCTCCCACATATCTTACCGAGATACATGCTGGATCTCGTCAACAAGCGTTCTGATAGGTTAGTAGTGTGTTTGCAAAATGGCTTCGGAAGTCTGTAACTAAGTCGAACTTAAACAAGTAACACCCCTCTATACCTTTGCCTGCTACTGTATACCATATAACAGATCCATCGTCTTTCTTTGCTCCTTTTAGTCATGCCCAGTTCTTAGACTTTGAGCACTCTTCTTTTGGTGCTCGGTTTGTACCTATGTGGCTTTCTGCCATAGTAATACCTAACATAAGTTTGAATGGAACTCACTTGTTGGCACTTATTTCAGTTAGTTGGTAGTACAGCTCCCAGTTATCACATAGGATAGTTGTTTTACCATTCTTTGTTCCTAGTTTGCATATCTGCTCCATCAGCTCTTTCTCTTCCTTGGTGGGTGACTGTTCTTGCTCCTCTACCTCTACCTTTCCGTTAGCTTCAACAACTTGCTCTACTTTCTCTGGTATGCTATCTACTGCACATTCTATATCCATCTTCTTACACTCCTGTTCAATAGCTTTCTGTATCTCTTGTTCTGTTGCTTCTATCTGTTGTATTTGTTCTGTTAGGATAGCTCTTTCTTCTACTAGCTTCTCTAGCTGTGATTTATTTTCTTGTGTTGGTCGATTCAGTATTGTTCATACGATAAGTACTAGTATTAGTACTGTAATTATATGCGGTGTATACTTTCTCATTTTGTTTGTAAGAATAAAACTAGCTTCTATACATGTCTACATACATGCTACATGCTTTACCAGATCTCCCAAAGTACTCATCACAATACCCATCTAGCTTATAAGCAAGGTTTGCGATCTCGAAGTACTTAGAACGGAAGTGATCTTCTATCTCCTCACAAGTAATCTTCTTTCTATCGAACGTAAAGAACGCCTCCTCTAGCTCGCAGTTGTCTTGATACTCTTGGTAGTATCTAGCTTGAGCAATAGTTTGTTGGATAGTGTTTCTGTACTCCATCTCTAGTCAGTAAACAAAGTCAGCTTGTTCAGGAGTAGGGATAAGGCTGTAGTCTGCTGATACAAGACTCATGCTCCAAACTCACAGAGCTAATCATAGACAAAAGACAGTCAGGTACTTGAATCGTGTAGGCATTTTTGTATGTGTTAGAAGTAAAGTATCTATATTATAACTCTGGAATTACATTTGTCAAGTCTGCATTAATCCTGCTTCTTTAGCTTGTTTACGGAACTTCTTTACATCATATCTCTCCCCTAGCATCTCTTTCCCCTTCTCTATTTGTCTTTTAGATAGTCTCTTTATCCCTCTAGCAACTTTCCATCTCTGAACAGTCGAACTACCTACTCAGTAGTACTTTGCGATATCTTCATTGGTCCAACCTGCTAGTATCTGTAATTCGATTTGTGCTCTGTTCTCATTCAGCTTGTCAGTCTTAGGGGTCTTTCTTTTCTTAGGTGCTTTTAGGTTACTTCATCACTTAGTGAAAACAGTGGTCTTTGCTGGAGTAATCTTTGGTTGTTGTGGGTTGATCGCTTGTGTATTGCAACTGCTACACGAGAGCTTAAACGATAAAAAGATCAACGCAACGATTCATAGTGCAATAATAATTCACATTGTATAATACGTAAGATGTAAAGCAATTAGTGTCATTCTTGAAATCTAGCTATATTGTTTACCTGCTTATCCATATCGAAGTCACTCTTTAATTTAGACTTCCCATGATGGTAGTTATTTAATGTCTTCCTAGAAAATGTGTCTATCTCTTCTATGACTATACTGTCTCTTCTTATTTTTTCTCATAGTTCTTTATGCTCCTCTTCTGCTATGGTTTCCGCTTTTGTCTTGTGCTTTACGATCCTATCACTTAGCAGTTGGCTCACTTTTTTTCTCACTTTGTCCTCATAGTCTCATTTATTTAAGGAGTATTCTTTAATAAGATCTATCTTTTCGTTTATCAAAAGGTTGTATTGGTACAAGTACTCGTCTAAGATGCTGATTGTTGTGTCTTTGATTACATCCTTTTCCATCTTTTTTAGAGAGTCGATTATCAACTTATACATAAGTATATTTCAAAAATAAAAGGGGCACGAAGCCCCTAGTGATTAAAAAGGAACGTCAGAGTCGTCGTCACTCCCTGTTCAGAAAGGATTCTCTCCCTCAAAGTATGCGTCTATATTTACCTGTGTTTGCATGATTGTGTTCTTTGCTTCCTCTCCTAGTTCTGTAGGAGGTAGCGGGTTGATAGTGTAAGTAGTTTTCATCTTCTCCCCTTCCTTCTTGATCTTAATGTCAAAGTTACGTGGGTCTCCAAAGTCTGCGTCTCTACTAATGCTTACGATCTGATCTCTGATAGTCTTTTGTCCTACGCTCCATACCTGCATACGTTGGTCGTTATGGTTCCAAACGATACAAGTCCATACTAGCTTAGAGCTAGGTGGAATAGGTTGTCCTTCCTCTTTCTTTCCTCTAACAACTTTGCGTCACTCTGTTCCGTCTTCTTTATCTTCCCAAAGCTCCCAAGAGATAACTGGAGATTGCAAGAATCTAATCTTTGTAGTACCAGCCTCTAGCTTCAAGAAGTCACTGTTTGACGGCTCTGAATAGTTTTCAGGCAAAAATGAATCTGTCATTGTAGTAATGGTAAGTATAAAAGGGCAGTGTAAAGCGTGCCTAGGCTAAGGACAGTTTAAGGAGGTGTCTAGCTCACGTAATTACTTTCCAAGCAGGTCTAATAGCTCGATAGTTTTCTTTCATTCAAGTATATCTAGTACTATCTGGTAGATCCCATCACCTAGGAAGTCTATCATAGTTCACAAGTCCTTTGTTATCTTCTCATACGCTTCACCGATTAGCTGATTTCTGTCAGTCATCTTAGTGCTCTATAAGGGAATAAAGGTAGTCGTTTGTAGATAGGTTCTGGTAGAGGCTTGTATTCACCTCTTGTAGCTCTACATGTACATCTTTGGTTCTTGGGGTTGTTCTTCTCATTCTCCATCTCTCTCTCTGAATCCATCCAGCATTACAATAACTTGCTCCTGCAATCTTCGCTCTCAACTCACTGAGAGCCTTTTTAGCTTGTTTGGGTAGAGGCATAACAACACACGTAAAGGATAAAGGGTTGAGCTGATCTATAGGAGATGATGTGGGTCTGCTTATTGTTGCCATAGTGACGATTATATTGTAGACGTAAACACTGATCTAGGATGTTTACTTTTTCAGGGGTCAATCAGCCCTGTTTCCCACACCATCTGTTATAGACCAACTCATATGTTATCATTATACACACAGATATATTCCACGCTAGTCTTTTTTGCTTTTAGGGTCTAACTTTTGGTTCAATGCCCGCTTGTTTAGCGACCTCTCTCGTCACCTAATTGTTTCTTCAAAAGAAGTTTTCTCTTCATTTTTTCATCATGTCTCTAACATTATCTCTGTACGTACCGTAGAAAAGGTTATTAATGCTATTGTTAAGTCTGTTGTCGTCTTTGTGGCAAATACAACATATACCAATGTTGTTGTTTTTAGCTAAAGGGACTTTATTGAATGAGAAGTATACTATTCTATGCACCATAGTATATTTTCACTTCCCATTTTTCATAAGTCTTACTCTTGCATAACCTCAGTTGTTGACTTGTTGCTTTAGCATCCTTCAAGTTTGTTTAACGCGTCTAGTGTAGAAATTTCCTAGAGAATCGCGTTGGTGTGAAGTAGAATATCTATCTAGGGATCTAACTCTTCATAAATTGCTCACTTCATAACTTCACTCATATCAAGTGACTGGAACTCGCCTCTCTTTCATAAAAAAGTTTAGGTAATAAAACTTTCTACTTGTACTTGTCATGTAACACATCTGGGAACACTCTCCATAAGTCTCTCTTTTTTACTCGTTTTGCTTGATACGCCTTCTTGTTAGAGTGTATCTTCTGGTGGCAAGGCGCACATACTATCAATAGGTTATCTGGGTGGTTTATGTTCTTGTGTCGTCAAGCCTCAGATCTGTAGACTACGTGGTGGATCTGGAACGGTAGTCGATGCTTCTTACACCCACACTCCTCACAGAAGTTACATCAGTATTTTATCTTCTGTGTATTCAGCTTTATTTTCCTATGTCACATAGCTCTATAAAGTCTAAAACAGTGCATGGGTTTTCCTTGTCGTACGCTTTCGTAACGAGTGCAATCTGAATTTGGCTATCGTCCTTGTATAAAATTCATTCTAAGGCATCCATCGTCAGCTTGTGATAATTATCCCAGTCACGCTTCCTTCTGTCTCAGAAATAGATTTTGATCTCTACGGAAAGCGGTGTTTCGAGACACTTTCATGCGTATTGTGACCTCGCTTGTTCGATATATGATGCTTTCAGGAGTTTTGCTTCTTTCTTCATATATCTAATCCTACCGCGTTGTCAGTAGATGTGTTGAGTGGATAGTGGTCTTCACTGTAGAACTATTCTGATCATTGTAGGTAGAGATCTAAAAGTTGCCTAAAACTCCAAGGGGCTTAGTGTTGTGTTGCATAAGTCTGAATACAACATCCTCTGCTGTGTGTCAATCTCGTCGCTCTGCTTTCGCTATTTCCTTACAGCGTACTTTGTCTCGATACATGTTTGGTAAATGGTAGGATATTTGGTTGAACTGGTCATTCTGTGTAGGACACATTCCCTGAACTATAAACCATCATTTCCACATCTCATAGTCGTAGTGTATGTAGCTTTTTATCCAGTCTCGATTAGTGTTGTTGATTAAGGATATAAGCAGTGCGTGTCTATGTTCGTATAGCTCCTTGAATGTGTGGTGTCAGTCAGAAATATTATCTGTTGATCATAACTTCTTTATTTCTTCATTAATCTTTTTAACGTCCATCTTGTAAGTAAATCTGTAAAAGCTTTTTGAATCACTCTGTATACTTGTGTGGGTTCTCTTGTATATCTTTCTCTATCCGTTCAACGTCTGCTCGTAGTATTTCAGCTATCTCTTCTTCTTGGATTGTTAGTGGTCAGTCGTGTGTAGCTTCGTAAACTTCTTTGAAGTAAGGGTTAGAGTATTTCCTGTTTCTTTTGTACTTGAACAACTTTCTTACTTCTACGTCTATACCCAGCTCTTCTTTCGTCTCTCTCTTTGCAGCGGTCTCATAATCTTCTATTCCAACGCCTCACGATACTGAGCAGGACCGTAATCAAGGAGACTCTTTTTTGTTCTCAGATCTTTTCTGGATAAGCATCTGTCACAGTGAGTTGAACAGCAAGACTCATACCGTCCTGTGTATCATCTCACTCTTGTAAAACTCTGATCTAGGTCTGTAATCTATAAGCTCATCTTTCTCATCTACGTGGGATATTAACTCTTCCATTGTGTTTGGTAGGTGATAAACACCTGTATCGTGTGTATGTTGTTAGATTTTGCAAAGAATAAGCTAAGAATTTTCTGGGAAGTATTTTCTGAGGATTTGTTCTATTGAGGGTTTGTCAAACATTCTAACCACTTGGTTTGCTATAAGTTCGTAAGCACATTTATCATACTTATCATCTTCTTGCTCAAATCAGAAGTCTATTATTATCTGTTCCTCATAAAAGCATCACCAGTATCTTCCTTCTCTGTCTCTTATTATATAGACTCAATCTGTATAGCTAATTCCTGTGCTATAGTGTGCTGTTCGTCAATTAGGGTGTATTCGTTTCTTAGTCATCTGTATTGTTAGAAAGTAAATCATCTTCAATTTTTTTAACACCGTCTATAATCTTTTTTACCGTAGGAGGTGTTTCTGTGAATGTTAATCAGAACTCATTGCGCTTATCTAGTTCTTTAGAAAGTCTTTTCACCCACTCCTTGTATAGCAAGCTTACCTCTTTCTCTGTTATTGCATAATTAGAAAACCTTGTTCCATCTATTTTTCCTTTAGGCATCGTTATTATTTAGAAAGTAAATCAGATAGGTAAGCGACTTTATCTTTGTGGAGAGTGCTTTGCATTTTTAGAAAGTTCCATCTTCGCACTCTCGGTGCGTCACTTACGTTATCTAGAACATAAATCACTCCTCAATCCCTAAACACAGGGTCTACGTACCTACTATCATATTCTGGCGTTTCATACTGCCAGTCAAGGGGAAACAACGCTTTCCAAAAGTTGGAATCTCAGTAGAGTATATCGTTTAGAGAGAGTGAGATGTATTCTTCGTTAAAAGGTCCAACGTCTTCATATAGAAGTATGTGCTTTCAGAACAAATGCGCTTGATCAAAAGAAACTCACTCATACACAGCCCCCTTCTCTACCCACAAGTCTAATATTTCTTGTAACGTCATTAGTAACTCTGTTTAAGATGTGAACTACCAAGGACTAAAGTCCGACGGCTTCCTGCTTCATAGAGTTCGTAACCTACACTCTCCACAGGCGTTGAGCTTAAGCTCGGTTCGCGTAGTACCTACGCTACCAGTTACTACCGAGTAGTTCTAAAATCTAAGTAGTAGCCCTTGCTAATATGTTGAGACTAGCATTGTAGTCTCTATCGATTATCAGTCAGCACGCACCGCAAGTGTACGCTCTCACTTCAAGACTTAGCTTTTCTTTTACATGACCACACCTACTACAGGTCTTGGATGTGTTGTGTGGCTTTACCTTGATTAAATTCGTTTTGTAGTCTAGCATAGTGAAGAACATTCATCGACTTACATCTATAATGGCTTGTGCAAGGCAATGGTTCTTTACCATATTATTGATATTTAGATCCTCAACTACTACTGTCTCATAGTTCTTCTGTAGTCTAGTAGACACTTTGTGTAGGTAATCCCTACGCTGGCTGGTTACTTTCTCATAAAGTCTTGCTACTCTTACTCTTTGTTTATTCCTGTTTCTGCTTCCCTTCTTTTTTCTACTCATGAATCTCTGCTGTTTCTTTAGTCTTTTCATAGCTTTCTTGAGAAACTTTGGATTCTTTATCACATAACCATCACTACAGTAGCCAAGTTCTTTAATACCAACATCAATGCCCACACTACCAGTGCCACGTGGTTTTTGTGGAGCATGGTCAGTGCAAATACTGACGTAGTACTTTCAAGATGGATTACGTGTGATAGTCATATTCTTGATACATCCCTCTACACTCCTATGGAGCTTACACCTCACAAGTCATAGTTTAGGGAACTTGATTTTCATCCCCTCTATGCTTGTGTGTTGTGGGAAGTGACAAGATTGTTTTGCAAACTTCTTCTTGAAGCGTGGATACTTGCTACGCTTAGCAAAAAAGTTTTTGTAAGCACGGTCAAGATTCTTTAAGGACTGTTGCAATGACTGCGAGTATGCGACTTTTAATCGTGGCAGCTCTTGCTTCCGTTCTTTTAGTAGTCACGCAAGCGTATAGTAGTTTGCCTTTTCTCACTTTTTGTACATCTCTTGCCGAGTCGCTATTCACTTATTGTAAACAAACCTACAACATCAGAAGCTATTTGCAAGTAATGCTTGCTGTTCTTTATTGGGGTAGATTCTAAACTTATAAGTATACATGTATATAGTTAGTGGCTATTACGTAAGTAAAAATCTATAGCTCTTTTCATCTGGTCAAAAGTTGTAATCTTCTTCTTTGTTCCGTACATGTTCGATGTTTTACCTGAGTTGATGTGGTTTATTATAACATGTCATGTAGCGTAGTTCTCAGCTTTGTATACTCCTCACTCTACAAAGATCTCGTATCACTTGTATTGCATAGTCATTGCTTAGGAGCTAAATACTTGTTTTCTATGTCCAGTAGTTTGTTCTGGAAGTCTAGTAGTACGTCCTCTAGTTCTTCATTACCCAGTGTTACAATGTCCGCATAGTGTAGCTCCGAAATAACTCTAAGCACGTTCTTGATAACACTCTTGGGGTCTCACTCCCTATGATGTATCAGTGTCATACCTTTAGCTACTGTTTCCATGTCGTCTAGCTGTTGTCGTGTTACCATGTGGTTAGTTAGGGATATAATGCTCGTTATATTCTCATCTGTTGAAGTACATCTCTTGTGCTCAGGTTATACCATCCCATGTCTGTTTGTATTGCAGGAATAACACCTCTGCTTTCTTTTCTGGTCTGGTCTCGTAGGGGTCTAGATCTCTTCGTATCTCTACCATCACTGAGCAGTTGTCTTTGATCTTTTGACTCCCACTAAACGCAGATCCTCATCACGGTTTTAATACATCAGACTTACTAGGTTTTCTAAGATGGTGCAGGAGTGTTATGTCTAGGTTTAACTCATTCTTTATGGTCTGTAGCTTCGATGTTGCTTTCGCTTGTCTGTCTAGATCCGTAGCACATCATTCGATCTTCCCTAGGTTGTCAATGACAATCATCTGGAATCACTTATCGTTACACTCCCTAATCAGTTCTTCAACCTCATCTATGCTTGGTTCGTTGTTAGCTCAAATCATCCATAGTTTCTTTTGGTCTTTGAACCACTGTATCTCTTGTTTGATTATTTCTATTTGTCTTTCAGAATAGTTTCCGTTCTGGAAGTCTTGGTACGAAACTCACGCGTTCTTTCTTGCTATCCTGTGTATCAGTTGTTTCTTGGTCAGCTCTAACGATAGGTAGGCAACTCTGTTACCTTTTTTCAGGTTCTGCTTAGACATGAAGAAGGAAAACTCTGTCTTTCACATTCAAGGATAACCAACTAGCACTATCAGATCTCCGTTGTCTGGTTTCCCAAACTTTTTATCTAGAACATCTAGTCATCGTGTATACCTTGCTAGCCTCCCAAAGTCCATCTCTAGATCCTGATTGAAGTCTCGTACGTTCTCCATTTTTATTTGTCAGGATATAAAACACTGTCTAGGCATTTCTTTTTGTAGATAGCTTTGATCTCTACGTGTTTCTCAGGTCAGTACTTTTCTCTAAACGCTTTGCCCCAGTCCTCTCTCAGGGCGTGGTATTCTCTTAGCCGCCAGTCTTCATCTCTAGGCTTGTTTTCTTCTTTCAGTTCAAATACACCTTTCCGTCAGTTTAGTATAGATTCTTCTAGAATCAAAATCTTTTCCTGTTCAGTAGAACCCAACTCATTTAATCTGTTCAAAAGTTTCTTCTTAGCAAGATCTGTCATAGGTGATTTGATCTTCTTCCTATGCTGATAGAAATCTTCCAAGGTTTTCTCTAAATCTTTTTTATTATTTATTACACTTACACTATCACTTACACTTACATTAACACTTACAGCTTTTTTTGCTTTCCCAGAAAGCATTTGCTTTTTTTGCTTTTTCTTAGGTCTTCAACCTTGCTTTCAAGCCTCTGACCTCTTTTTTTTGATCTCTTGTCGTTTATCTAAATCCCTCTTTAGAGATTGTTTTATAGGCTCAAATACTATTTCTAACATCCTATCTTCTAACACAGGAGCTTCATCATTAACATATGAAAGCAAATGCTTTATTAGCTTTCCTGCTTCCTCATCTGTAAGCATTTGGAATGTATGTAATAGATCTTTGTATAAGACAAAAGATCTTTTTCAGTTCGCCATGTTTTATTAGATAAAATAAAAACCCCATAGGACAACTTGCCAAGCCTATGAGGTTTTCTGTAACAGCTCCTTACTCTTGCGAGCAACCCTTGAACCCAAATAATGGACTCCCACTGTATACCCACTGTTACAACTGGCAAGTTGTTTAACGCGACTACTATAACTGATTATTTATCAGTTGCAATAGTATTGTTGACTTTGTTCTGTTCCCTAATTTTTGCGAATAGTTCTCTTTTTTCCCTCCTAGTAGCTACGCTTTGTAGAATTAGAAAGAACCCTATTGCGAATGATGTACTAGCAAGAAGAGTAAAAACAATAAATGTTGGTCTGGAAAGTTCTTGATAGAGTAGATCTCGAAGAAAGGAAGTCCCAAAGGCAAGACATCCTAATACTGGACTTATGGTATTGATTATTTGAGGTGTTCCTCTTTCAAGCTGACTAAGCTCTTTTTCGGTTACTTCATAAATGTCAACAGATCTAATTCGACGAACTAAGTTACGACTAATGTGCATTAGCGTTATAGTTTTGCATCAGTTCATGGAATCAAGAGGACAACACAACAAATATAAAACTTTTATTGTGTATTGTCAACCGTCTGCAACAATTAGTTTTATTTAGGTCTTTTCTGAGATGCAATTGAATTGTTAGATCTGGATCTTTTCTTGCGTATTTGGGATAATAATGTCTGCTTTTCTCTCTTTATAACTAGATTATAAAACAGGACAAAGAACCCAAGGGCAATAAAGAAACTAGACGTAACAAGTAATAAGATAAAATCTTGTTGGGAGAGTTTATTGTTGAGAATATCTCGTATGAAGGAGGTAGCAAGGGCGAAGCACCCAAGGACTGGACTCAGAATCGTGAGAATCTTTGGCAAGCCCTTTTCTAGGCTTATTAGTTCTTTTTCTGTGAGTTCGTAAACGTTCACGCTTCCTACTTTTCTCTTAAGTACTTTTTTCACTGACATCCCTACAATGTTTTAAATACCTGCACCTACGTTAGGCGCGAATTGGGTCAATTTGGTAAGCGAGTTCGAGCAGGGATATAGGAGAATGATTTATTAGGTCGTTCAAATATAAAACATATATTTTATAAAGTCAATATCTCCAACAAAAAGTTTTAGTTCCAAGATCACTACTCCCCCATATCACTAAAACACTAACTCTTTCACTAGGAAAGCAACAAGCACAATAAGTAGTAATACTATAAATAAAAGTATTTTAATGAACGACCACAACAGGTAGCTTTGGTTTTCTTCCTCTAGGACTATATGAGCCTCAAACTCAGACTCTACTTTCACTGGTTTTAGCTCGTAGTAGTTTGCTCTGTAGTTGACAATCATTATTTTCTTTAAAAACTAAAACAATCTACTCAAGTGTTATAGAGTCTGGATCTGTACCTTGCTTGATAAGCTCCTCATCTATCTGTTCCCAAATAGGTCAAAGTTGTGCGCCAATGTATTCCGAAATTGTTATCTCCACACATTCCTCTACTGGGATAGTTCACATCTCGTGATCATAAAACCATCTTGTAGAATAGGTAGGGTCAATTGTTAGTGCTCCTCAGAACACTGAGTACACAACACATACAAAAATAGTAGTCATAGTAAATTTAGTATAAAGCATAAAATATAGCTCTTCTCGTCACACAGTTTTACCGCTTCTCATCTGGATCAAAAATTGAATACACTCCAATCAGTTGTTCATGTCGCATACTTTTAGGTCAAGGACACACAGAAGTCATAGCATCAATTTTGAATAAGGTCTCAAGCGGTATTTTCTTTTTTACGTTTTTATTTCACATGCACCGTCCATATTCAATATCTTTATGGCACTTGAAGTTCTTCCCATTTCCCCTTACATAAGCTACATATTCGTTTCATGTTCATGGACAGTACACAATCTTTTCTACTATGGGTCTCATGGTTAGTAGTCATAAACTAAATCATAGTTTTCTGATACGTTTCAAATAACAAAGCAATCAAACTCTTCTAAGTATTCTCATAGTTGCGGTTCTGTTGTAACTGCTCGTGCGTGCCATTCTGTATAGTAGGCTCAATCCCTAAATGTTACAGAAAACCTTTCATCGGTTCACTTGCGCTGCAATATATCCCCCTCGTAAATCTCTTTATCGTTACAGTCTTTGAGTCAGGCGTATTGCATTAGAACTAGATGATCAGCTAGTCCTTCATAAGGGTTACACAAATCCCAGGGATGCCGATCTGGGTCATCATAATGCATCTGTTTTCAGTCTCGTAAACGAAATTTAATCTCTCTCATTAGTTACTGAAAACAAATAAAACATCCTCTATATTCTTTCAGTCTCTCTTTATTCTTTGGTGCGTCCTTTTGTAATTAAGTCATAGTTCTTCACATCGTTCAGTCAAACACTTTCACTTATACATGATGTTAGACTTTCTATTTCTTGCTTGCTCTATTATCGTTGCTCGTCTACAATTTTCTTTTGAATATCGTTTAGAGTTGTCCTTGCGTTCTAGTGTTGTGTTCGGTTTACCGTGAACTTTAAGGTGTTCTAGATACGATGGGTACATATCTTTTATAAAGTTTTCGACATTGTGCCACTCTTTGCAAACTCTTACTCACAATGCTCAATACCTATTATAAGAGCTGCTTGATTCTTTGTAACATCTAGCCATCATCCCATTCCATTTTATATAAATAGGGTTCTTGGATAGCCCATGTGTTGTATTCATTCATCTCTTTAGAATGCATCAACAACTTTGTATACATCAGCGCTTGAGTTCATACCGTCTAACTATTTTTATGTTTCAGCAATCACATAAGCACTTAACTCTTCTGAACTTTTTCCCTTTGTATATCTTGGGTTCAACTTCTTCAATAACTTGCATCATGTTTATTTTTATAGGCTCTATCTTTGCTTTTTTGGGCATCACACTTGTAAAAAAGTAAAGGTTAAATACACTGTAGTCAGTAACACCTCTCAAGCCTCTGTTGCACGCTTACTGGAGAGGTTTTTATTTAATGTTTCAGAATATGTGACTTATTACGTTCACTGTCCGCCCGTTCCCAAGCATCTTGTATCTTTGCGAGTTACTCATCATTCTTTTTCAAAAGGGGACAAAGGTATAATTATCAGGTACATTTTGTAGTCTTTCACACTCCAAAGGAGTCACCCTTCTCCAAGAGTTGTTATTGACAGCGACCTTCGGCTCCCTATTCCCTCCCTCTATTTTTGTTATTGTTGGACATTTGCCTAGTACGCTATATACTCTTGTCATAATCTCGTAGTTTTGGCTTATGTCAGTAGCTATGCCTATTTGATTACATAAAGTTTTTTTTCTGTTCTTTGAGTTTGTGATTAACCTCATGGGTCTTATGCGGTGATGTTCTTTGTTGTTTGGTTCTAGCACATCCCTTAATAATATCCCCTTATCGTCTGGCTGTGTCACTCCTTCTATATTAGTCCAATACAGTCTTTTTCTACTTTGAGCGGACACGAGGGCGCTATTTATCTCTATAGGTTCTACTTCCATATGTTCAGTTATAATATCTTCTCGTTCTTTTTTCATCTTAACATTTTCTAGCAAAAAGTACTTTGGCTGGTACTGATTTATAATGTCTACCATTGTAAAGAACAATTTGCTTCTAGGGTCGTCAAAGTTTAGTCACTGTCACGCTATACTGAATCACTGGCAAGGAGAGCCTCCTATTACTAAGTCGATATTTGGCAAATTTCGTTCCCTCCAGTTTTCTACTGAGCCTATTTGTATGGTGTGGGGATAGTTAGCTTGCGTAACGGCTATAGCATACTTGTCTATCTCGCTTGCGAAATACTTATCTACTTTTATTCCTGCGCGTTCAAGCGCAATCTGTCAACAAGATATTCAATCAAACAATGAGAGTACGTTCATGTTTTTAGCATAACATTTAAAACAAGTTTATCTAATGTCTAGTATACCGCTGTCTTGCAGTATCACTACAATCTCTGTTACTTCTTGCATTTGTATTTTTGGTTAGGAAATAAAACTATTCATCTGTTAGGTAGCCACCGAGTTCTTCCATTTGCACTTTCCTCAAGTACTTTGCAATCTTTTTTCTAATAGCTGTTCACTTGAGTCTGTCAGTAAAATAATACTTAACTGTTTGTACGGAGATTCACAACTCTTGTGCAATAACTACGTACTGTGTTCTCTGTTTGTAAGAAGGGAATGACATGTGGTAGGTAAGAAAGTAAAACTTGATTGACGATTACATTATACACGTGAAGTTTATAAATGCAAGAGAAAATAAACACAAAGTTTATATTGAGGTTGACATACAAATAAAAAAAGAGGCGTTAAGCCCCTTTGTACTACTTAGTTTTGCGATGGTTCTTTCTTTTTGTCTATACATGAAAGTTCGTCAATGAAAGATCACTCTAGAGATTTTTTTATGAAGCTTGGATTGGTCAACACGAATCTCAATCTTCTTAAAAAAGATCTTTTATAGCGTTTTTTCTTTACAACCTTTCAAAGTAAAACATAAAGGGAAAAACAGATACACATTCAAACTAGTAAAACAATGTTGGTCAACACCTCAGCGCTGATTCAGATCATTAATATTTTGTTGAAAAAATAAAAATCGCTTGGTCAGCGATCTTAATATACAACGAAAATCTGACATTAACAACCTAGTTGAAATCCAGCAATAACACTTTGTTTTTGTCAGCAAATTTACGAGCATCCTTTGATAGTTTTCATACATACGCTAGACCAGCTTTTACTCAATCCGCTTGTGCTACTCAGTAGATAGAACGTACTATGGCGACACCTACCGTAGAGTTAGTATATCTCTTGCACTCGATGTAATATTTCTTTCTCCTCTTCCATGCTACCACATCCTTGCCGCCGTCCTTTACGTGAGCAGTCACCTTTACATTACGTCGTCAATGCTTAGAAAGCCAGTGGGCGGTATACGCCTCGAATTGCTCAGGAGTCATGCTTCTGGGATCTCATTTACCCTTGCACTTCCAAGGTTTTTTCCTATACACTAAGAAGTAATAAAGTACTCAAGAAGCTAGTGGAAACGCCAGCAAAGCGTATAAATATTCCATATAATCAGTCTATAATAAATCTATACTAAGCACTATAGTTTATCTATCTTAAAATCAACTGTTTACACCACTATTGTGCTATCAACATTAAATGTAAAATCCCACATTTTATATGCGCGCCGCCGAAATGCCACAGCCAACGACCATACAAGTCCGAAAAGACGTTAGCACAATCCGCGACCAATACGAAATCATAGAATCAGTACAGCTTACTCTATCACGAGACTCCTGAATAGGACACCGAGCACATAAGTTCGAAACCATCATCAAACGACTCTGATACGAACAGAATGAACTCAAGGAATACTATGCAGAACTACTTGCAATAGAAGCTGAACAGAATAATAACAACGTCCACATAATACCTAATGATACAGATATGCTTAGACAGTGAGGTGCTGATGAATGGGGAAAAAAGATCTCTTGAAATTCTGCTGAACAGAATAATAACATAGGTGACATCACATCTCATAACAAAAAAGCACCGCCTATGAAACGCAAGAAGTACAACAAGAACCCCAAAGAGAAAAGCCTACAAGCTAGCAAAGTAGTAAAGCAAACAAAGAAGAAGAAAACTAACTAGAAAGAATTAGGGTTTTAGGTGTAACATTCGCTCTCCTGAAGTTTAAGTAGGGAGAGTTTTTTTAATTAGGTCGAAATCGACCCTGTTAGAATCACTTGCAATTTCCAAAACTGTAACTATAGTGTCGATAGTTTACTTGTCATAGATGTTGTATGTTGTTCCAAAGTGTAAAAGAGTATACGCAGTTCTATAGCGTAAGTAGACAGACGTTTTACAACAGGTTACATGCAAAGAAAATTGTACAAATACAGTTCACCAACGGCGACATTTGTTACATAAACTTGCAAGACCTAGTACGTGTTTTAATAACTAACTTATAAGATGTGGTTATACGAATTGAGTCTTTACATTGTAATGCCAGCTTCTCTTTTTATGGTGTTCATGGCAATAGTAACTTTTGAACTTAAGTACTTGAGGTATGCAGCTCTTGGTTTCTGCCTCTACTTTTTGCTACTGGTTATCTTCAACCTTACCTATGCAGATTTAGCACTAATTATAACAGGATAATGAAAAACCTCTACTTTACTCAAGCTGTATACGACTCACTATTAGCGCTCATGGACTGCAAGCTAGGCGTGAAAGAAGCTATGTGACTAATCAAACTTAGAAACGCTTATCAAGAAAACTTCAAAGCATATGAAGAAGCAAAAAGCCTGCTAGTAAAGAAGTACTACACTAAAGGGAAAATCAAGAAAGGTAAAGAAGAAGCACTAAAAAAAGAGTTCCAAGAACTACAAGAACACGAGGTAGAACTACCAGTAGTAGATCTACAAGAAAAGAGTCTAGAATGACTCACCCCTAACCAGTTATACTCCCTAGTAGAAAGCAGTTTAGTTACTATAAAAAAAGATGATTAAACGCAACGATATCGTAAAATCTAGAGCGCTAGAGGAGTACTTCGAGTTGAACAACATGTCTCAAAAAGAGATAGATATTCTAAGCGAAGAAGATGTAGAAAATATTAAGAAAACCTTTTCATACTTACTTATAGAGCTGCAAGAGAGAGTAGAGAAGTTTATTATTGACCTGTTTGAAGATGCCAAAGAAAGCACCAGCTAAGAAGAACAAAGGCTGAAGACCACGCAAGATTAAGAATCCTAAAGAGCTTTGGGATAAGTTTATTGCTTATTGTGTGAAGCAATCTGAGAATTGATTACCTATCTACAAAAGAGGCTTTTTAGCTGAAATGCTACTAGGTCACTGATATTTCTACGACCTCCCAGAAAAGTTTTCGGACACATTAAAAAAGATAGACTTTATTTGCCAAGCTTATGCGGAATGACAGCTCTTCCAATGAAAAAATGTTGCAGGAGTAATCTTCAACTTGTGCAACAACTACAAAGACACGTGGAAGAATAAACAACACCAAGAGATAACAGGGAAAGATGAAAGCCCACTTTTTGACAGCATCAACATAAAGATAGAGAGATAGTTTTTACAAGTAACCCTACGCAAGATGTTTAAGTACTGAGACAAAGTGAGAGTAACAGAAGGTTTTTATGAGTGAATAGTATGAACAGTAATCAGGATCTCTCTTGAAGAGTATCTGTCTAATGTTGCGTACGAAGCATCTACCTTTGATGATTATAGCGCTACTAGACTAGAATGAGTGTTTACCGTATCTCTACGTGATGTAGCAGATGGTCCATTGTGACACCGCCTAATACACGCAAGTATTTTAGAGAAGATAGAGGACTAGTTTTACAAGTAACACACACATGTCCCAGAAGCGAAGGCTACCAGTGCCACCAATTAAGCACAATCCTGACCCAAAAGCCAAGCCACCATCTACAGAGATGATAAAGTACTTCTTACGTACCACACCTAGCAACACACCGATCTACGTAGGACTTCTAATACTAGTTCTATGAATGTTTTTTACCTTTCTATACGCAATACTATAATGTTTTGAAAAAGAAAAGACTGTTGTGATGACGTACAAAAGAAGCACAACGACGCAATTTATCTAATGCCTATGATAGACTTGTGTAACCTCTCTGGAAAGGATTATGTAGTTATACCTCTTTATGAGAATCTGTATATATCGATAAATCTTTCTTGAAAGTACTCTGACGAGGAGAGATTGAATAAGCATCACTCTCTATTTAGGCGTCATGAAATGGAAGTGTTTTGTAGAGATAAAGAGATAACATTTAAGGTTGAAGAGAGCTGATACCGCGAGTTATTGAACTTCACTTTACTTCATAAAGATATCCCATGCAAATCGCAGTAGTCCTATTATCTATAGCCTGTATAGTTCTTGCTATCACACAAAACGCACAAGGTAATATTATAAGCAAGCAACAAGAACAAATAGAAGAGTTACACATAATGGCTCTAGGAGCAGTACACATCAACAAGATAAATATAGACGCTCTGGATAGCTACATACGCACCAAAGACGTTTTGCTAACGATGCCACCTAGGGTTTGCGCCGATATATTACGCAAAGAAGACATCATAGACGTGTGTAAAAACTTTGGGATAACAACACACACTAAGGACTGAGCAGAATACACAGAAGCACACCTAGTAAAACAGTTCAAGACAAAGGTGTTACCAAAGACTGGTGCTAAGTAGTTTTATATTTTACTCATGTTTTTGATGTTGGTAAATATTATTGTCTGTTTCATTATATGATTCATACTTAACGACGAGATGGGGGCAATGAGTTGGCTTGTTGTGGTTTCCTTACTCTTAATACTCCTTCTTAATAATAGTTAGTTTTATACCCTAAATAATTACAAATGAGTGCAACAACAGCATCGATGTTCGCTGCTATCGCAGCTACTAATGCAGCAAATTCTTCTAATGTCTCTGCTAGTTGAACAGAAGAAGTTCCACTGTTTGTGGCAGTAACTATGTGGATAGCTATAGGGTTTCTCTGATTTCTGATAATTCAGATGTCAGAATACGATCCATCATACTGAACCGAGAGTGAAACGATATGACAAAAGCTGTTTAATCTGCTTGTAGTAGCAATGTGACCGTATGGTTTAGTCGTTTGAATATTAGTAGCTATATACAGATACTTGAAGTACTAAAAGCTAAGTAGTCTAAGAATATACAAGCCCTTCTTACGAGGGGCTTTTTAAGTAATATCCCATTACAAAACTTATCAAAAGGAAGATACCAGACAATGTAACGTAGAAAAAGGCGTACATCATGTATGGGTCTTCAGTAACACTTGCTCTGTAGAAAAAATTAGCTACAGGTATCGTTATGTACTTTGCTATAATCATCAGGATTAACACACTCAAGTATATTAGTGTCGGTATGAAGGTAGTGTGCATCGCCCAAAAGTAAGACCCAAACTGCCACATACTACCATCTGGAGAAAGACCTATAAGCATACGTGTTGCTTCCAGAAGGTCTATACTCTGCTCTGTGCCTAGCAAGCCAAAATAGATGGAGTAAATAGAGAAACACGCTGACATTATGATGTCAAGGGATATAAAGAGGAAAAGGAATCGTCGGTTGTTTAGTGCTCTCTTAAGAATGAAGTACGTTATGAATACGGTCAGAAGATCAAATATTACATTGCTAAAAAGTATCGAAAAAACTAGTGTCCTTACTTCTAAGTCTGATACAATACTAAAATCATTCCAAGTTACTTCATCCCCAAGGATGAGCGAAGAAGATGTTATCAAAAGGCTAAGGAAAAGTATAGTCATGTACTTACCAAAAGCGTAAATTCCCTGACCTTCAGATAAATTAAAGGTCTGATCATTTTGAAAAACTACAGGGATACCCAAGAACAAAAGCAAGAAAACAAAGTAAAGTAGGTGGTTTTGAAAAGCGAATAAGGAAAGACTAAAACACGCTGTGCCTATTATCATAAAGCCATAGTAAAAGAACTTAGGAACTTTCCCACTTACGCCTCTTTTTTCAAGCTCCGCGTAAATATTCTTGAAAGGCGTACTTAGTCGTAGATACCACCTAATAACAATGGCTGGTAGTTCTCTGAATTTCGAGTTATCTATTTTTTCCCATATTCTACCGTTCTTTTTCTTGTATTCTTCAACCTCATCATTTATTCGAGAGAACTTCAAAAACCTGTAGTAGCCACCCAAAACGGCTGTGATACCAGCCAATAGATTTAGTACGAACATAGTTTTTGGTTTGTGTTGGTACGTTGAGTGTGCCAAATTATAACCTTAAAAGCAAATCAACTCTATTAATCTGGACGAAAACAAGACAAAGTTTTTGTTTGACAAAGACAAGATCACGACTATAACCAAGTATGAGCACGCTAGAGATATCACTAACTAAGAAGCAGGGAGACTGTTGGGAGTATCTAACCGACATGGTTACTACTTCTATTTGATATTGAGGTGCAGCGTGATGAGGTAAGTCCTACCTATGATGTACATGGATAAACACTATGTGCATCGCTAAGCCCTGATCCAGACGGTTCATCGCACGTAACGAACTCAAGAGACTAAAACAATCTACACTAATGACACTTATGGGTGACGTAATACCTAAATCAGGTCTTACCAAAGAACATGTAACATACAAACAACAAGACTCACAGATACACTATCGAAATGGTTCTATGATATTCTTGCTAGACGCTAGTTGGATGCCCTCAGACCCAATGTACTCTAGATTCTGATCCATAGAGGTGTGTTGATGATTCGTAGACGAGGGTAACGAGATCAAAGAGCTAGCGTTCAATATTTTACTCTCTAGATGCAGGTACAAACTAGATCAGTATGACATAATAGGTAAAGTGCTGGCTACATTTAACCCAGACAAGGGTCGGGTATACCAAAAGTTCTACAAGCCATTTAGAGACAAGAAACAAGCGGATAATACAAAGTTTGTCACCTCACTAGCTACAGACAATAAATACATCTCAGAACACTACATAGAGAACCTAAAGGAGCTACCAGAGGTGCAGAAGCAAAGACTGCTCTATGGTAACTTTGATTACGATGACACGCCTTGAAAGTTGTACGACTATGATGACCTGTGTGATATGTTCACAAACCCAAAGAATAACTGAGAGAAATATATAACAGCAGACGTTGCTAGAATGGGTAGAGATAGAGCCGTGATAATGGTGCGAGACTGACGAGAAGTGATCGATATGGTTGTTTATGATACATGCACACTAGATGTGCTACAGGATAAGATTGTACAGTTCTCACAGAAGCATAAAGTGAACCGTAAGAATATAATTGTAGATGCAGACGGTATCTGAGCAGGAGTTAGGGACAACCTAAGATGTAAATGATTCCAGAACAACTCTACCCCAGTACAGTCAAGAGAAGAGAAAATAGACAAGTTCAAGCCTAGCTACCAGAACCTAAAAACACAGTGTTACTTCGAGCTTAGAGATCACATAAGAAGCATCAGAATAAACGACGACAGATTCAAAGAAGAAATAATAGAAGAGCTAGATGTTATGTGTCAGATAGACATGGATAAGGACACTAAGATCAGAATGATAAAGAAGGAAGACATCATAGAAAAGATCGGTAGGTCTCCAGACTTTGCAGATTGTATTATGTTCCGTTGCTACTGGAAGTTGACTCCTAAAGTATACTCCTTTGGATGAATTATATTAAACTAAGTAATGCAGATAACCTTCTAGTCTAACTGAAGTGTTTTGGTAATTTCCCAATTTTCGCAGACATCAAAATACTGATTAAACAATAGAAGGTGAAGCAGACAAAACCTATTTCTAAAGAGGTGTTGTCGGTTGCTACAATGTCAATGAATGGGTTTCCGCTCTCAATACTCAGAACCTGGCTTTTCACTAAACTACGTAAGCCTATAAACGACATAAAGATGGCAACCACAAATACATCAGCCATAGACCATTTACTAAGCTTAGTAACTATATAGAATATAACTCTGCTCTTACGGTTAAAGTAAAATACAAGGGAAAGCAACATTTTGGATATCGGAAATAGGACACTAAAAAATAAGATTAAAAACCCGACAAACACACTATCTATATTGGATTCACTTATTAGCAAACCTACGACTTCAAGAATACTCTTCGATTGATAGAATATAACTTGTTCTCCAAATTCTACATTCATTCCTAGCAACTTAAAGTCAAATTCACTAACCCTGGCATCAACAGAAATCATTGGATAATATATCCCTGCATACAGTAGACCTATACTTGCCATTGTTAAAGGAACAATATCTCCTAAATCTACTTTTCTCTGTGGGAACAAGGCAATAAAAATCAATAAAGCCGCGCATCCATATAGAATTTTCTTCTTACATTCAATGCTTTCCTCTATAGGCTTTAACTTGTTTTTGATTTCTTCACCACACTCCAAGTAACTTGTGCAGTTATATAACTCAAAATAGAATGATCTAAACTCTAAGTCAGTCCTTGGCACATCAAGTTCCAGAATAGATCTCAACTTGGTATTGATTATGCTCTTTACCTGATTTTGATTACGAGGATCATTGAGTTCTGCCATTATGGAATCGGCAAAATCAGGTATATTATTCTCAATGACTCCAAAATCGATCACCAACGATCGTAGAAAATTCGCCACCTCGCTAGGAATCGCACCATTCAAAGTACTACTTTCCTCAACTACCTCCTTAACTTCATCTAAAAGAGTATATAGTAGTTCTTCAATCTGGCTCTTTAGTGTCTGCTTGTCTGAATTATTGAAGTTGAATTCATTAATGTTTTGTCTTAGTACGATATAAGCCTTGTCTTTCCACTCATCTAAGCTTAATAGTCCATACTTGATGTTTAGGACTTTACTGTAGTCTTCATCATATGTTCTTTTTTTGTGTATATCGCTTTTAATGTCTAAGATTACGACACTAATTACTAGAGCGGTTACAAGGTAAATCAATGACTTTATTCCCATGATAGTATCTGACGGAACGTACTCTATTTAAATAGAGCGTATCTAAACTCTAGATACGCTCTACTCAATTTAATTTTACTGAAATTTGAAGATAGTTGTTTCGGTCAATCTGGCCGTACAAATCTCTGTCAATCGGTAATAGACCAATTAGTATAGCATTGCCTCAAGATCTTCTATTCTTTTTTTCTCCTGGTCGATCTGTTTTTGAATTCTATTAACTTCCCTTCTCGCTTCGGCCTTCTGCTCCCTACCTTGCTTTGGCGTTCTGGTTATATCGAATTCTTCAACCTCTCTTTGATTGCGGCGCGCATAGGCTAGATCACCTTGAAGTGTCGCAAGCCTTTCCTTAGATTCTGCGATTTTTCCTTCGACTTCCTTAATACGTTGTTCTTCAGCTTTAGCTGCCTCTTCTTGTTTCTTTAATTCTTTACTTGCTACTTCCTCCGCCTCTAAACGTGCAGTCTCTTTGACATTTTGATAATAGTTTACCCCAAATCCGCCAATTATCAAAAACACTACAAGAGCGACTATCCAGGCCTTATCCTTCACTTGTGAAAAATCAAAAGAGAAAGGCTTATCGTTAGATATCTTACTTTGGTAAACATTTTGATTGACTAGGTGAACAGGTGGCGGAGGTGGAATGTGAGGTGGTGGTGGGACCTTGGCCTTAAAGAAATCTGCTAGTTCAGGTAAGTCTATTGCTTTCACCCACTGCGTTCCTTCACTATAAACCAGAGAAGTACTAACAAGTTCTTGTTCTTTTAACTCTTCTAAAGAAAATGGTCCAAATGTTTCTTTTCCATCACTAGTGTAGAATACCATAACTTCAATTTTCTCAAAGTTAAAAACTTTCACAGAAATCTTGCAATATATAATAAGAAGTTCCATGATTAAAATTAAAATACTTTCCACCAGGATATTCAGAGAACCAATCAAGATTCAACCATTTGTTTCCATCGGACGAAACTCTGTAGTTAATTTTCACTTTTTGTTTTAATCTTTTTTTATATCGATAGTTTATGTAAGCCTGTATGGCATCAATGTTACTATCCCCAACATTTACTTCAGTAAAAGCATGACCTCCATCATCATTATAAGCCACATTAATCCGTACTCTTCCCCCAATACCTAGTATTAAAGCTGAATTTACAACCGCAAAATCATCACAATCTCCTTTAAACCCTATTCTGATTGTATTGGATGCGGAGGAAATGAAAGAGGTAGCAGGATCATCTACATACGCCCATTTCTCTTTACAATAATCCCAAATATCACATACCTGACCAATGTTGAATTCTCCTTCAGACTTGGAAGCAATTATTGCAGCAAGGTTTCTAGTTTCGTTATAATCACAGGATTTTCGCAGTTTTTTCTTTAGGCTAGAAATATTGCATTTTTTAAGTAATTTATCCTTCAAGTTATCTTTCTTATCATAAGGTTCAGCAAAAATTTGGGGAGGGTCAAACTTTATTTCTGGTTCAGAGGCTTCTTCTAAGTCAGTAAACACAGTTTCCTCTTCATATGCATAAGAAGAACCTAAAGACATTCTATAATATAAAACACCAATAAGTAAAATCGAGACTACAACAAAAAACTTAAATTTATTCATATCTATTTATATACAGATAGGTTCGTTAATTTTTGATATCATATAATCTGGCGAGAAATAGCATTACAAATTTACGAATAAAAAAGGACTGCCTTCATAATCTCATTATGCTGTGTTAATTTGAGTACAAAAGTTTTGACACCTTATCTTCTTGATATTTTACTCTTGATTTTTCACGAGCCTAGACTATAAGCATTATGATAAACTACTAAATATCCCACGCTAGATATTTAGTACATGCCTCCTTCATGTCGAACCAGTTCATACAAAACTTCAACGAGCAGAATATTGACGCCCTTGTAAGTCAAATCTCTCAAGAAATAACACCCAAGGTAGTACCACAGAGGACAACAAAAGAGAAGTTTGTTTCTGGGCTATCGCAGTTTTGACGACGTGAAGTATCTAACCTAGAAGGTTGCTGAAAGGTGGCTATAGACAGCAACACTATGTACAGAATAGCCAAGACTAACAAGATGGCTGGTGCGTACATAGATAAAATAACAGACATGGTCGGTCGTGATGGGTTCTGTGTTATAGATCCAGAGACCAAAGAGGTAAGAGAGGATAGTGGAGCAAACTCAGCTATGCAACAAGCTAGCTTGTTTTTTCGCACATGAGTGACAGACAACCTTTCTTTCGATAATTTCATTAGAGACTTCTTTGTGCAGTACTTCTGTAGCGGTGAGATTAGTCTTATACCTAACCAGATTAACCTACTAAACAAAGCCCCTAAAGATGGGTACGTAAAGGTTCTTGATACTAGAGGTGTTAAGAAGTTTTTCGACAAGTTCGGAGAGATCAAACACTATCACTACGTTATCAAAAACGAGATAGAGAAGTTCTTGCCTAAACAGTTTGTAAACATGGTTATGCTTAGAGACCCTTTCCGTCCTATGTACGGTTACTCTAAGCTACAGAGAATAGTAATCGAGGCACTAACTAACCAAGAAGCGAACAAGAGACAGCTATACTTCTTCAAGAACAACGCTGTACCTAATGTTATGGTAGCACTAGACCAAGAGAAGATCCAGAACCCAGAGGATGTAAAAGCTTTTGCTGAGATGTGGAACAACAAGTTTGGTGGTTCTAGCAACTCATACAAGCCGCTTATCTCTGACATAGTACAGAACGTGACAACGCTAGACCTATCTAACATAGATATGGACTACATCAACATCAGAAAAGAAAACGACAAAGACTTTGCGGTGATATTCATGCTAGACACCAGACTCGTAGGACTCCAGAAAGAAACTGGAGCTTTTTCTGAAATCGAAAGCATGACTGTGAGACAAGGTAACAGCACTATCGACACATACGGTAAACTACTAAGCGACACTATGACCATAGCATACAAGAAATACTTTGACCCTAAGTTCGATTGAGAGTTCAAGTGTAAGAACGCAGAGTTTAGAGACGTGATTAAGGAAAGAGAGATCGCTATGCAGGAGGTAGACAGAGGCATCAAGAACAGAAACGAGTATAGAACAGAGTTTGAACTAGAAGAGGTAAACGATGAAATACTAGATCAGTACATACCTAACAGATTACCACAACAGCCACAGCCTGAATCATAGTTACACACAGACCTCTTGATTACTAGCGTGGGCAGGGGGTCTGTATGTAGCTATGGTGTATTTATAACTACTACTACACATGAACAGAAAGCAACGCAGAAGAAAAGAGTTATGCCCTTTGATTATCCACTCTAAAAGAATCCCTTCTAAGCTACCTGAAAAGGTTCTAGAGGATGGGAGTATAGAGTTCAGTATTGAAGGTTTTGCTAGCACTGTCGATAAAGATTTCGACGGTGATATCATACACCCAGAGTGAGTAGACCTAAGAAGATATATGGAGAACCCTGTAATCAAGCTAGGACACAAGAGAGGTGAAGAGAACAACATCTGACGTACTGAGAGAATAGAGGTCAAAGAATGAGAAGGGCTGTATATCCATTCTAAAGTTATCCTAAACCCAGAGATCGAAGACCACAAGAAAACAATACACGGTCTTAGACACGGACTCATTGTAGGATTCTCTATCGGATTCGTCCCTAAGCAAGGTGGGATAGAAGAGAGAGAAGACTGAGTACATATCACGTCTGTAGAGCTTCACGAGATATCGATGGTAGATATACCGAACAACCCATTCACGGTTCGTAAATCTATAGACAACCTTTTACAATTACACACTAATACCATGCAGGTTAAGAAACTAATGGAGTACATGAAAGAGAAATGAGTTGACGTAAACACCCTAGAAGCTGAAGAGCTGGAGAAAGTAGCTGAAGAGGTAGCTAAGGAAATGCCAGAACTAGTAGAAGAGAAAGACGCTGGAGAAGACCCAGCAGAAGTAGCCGTAGAAGAAACAGTTGAGGAAACAGAAGAAGAAGAAGAAGAAGAAGAAGAAGAAGAAGAAGAAACATCTGAAGAGGTTACTGAAGAAGTAGCGCCAGACGATGTAGAAGAAGACATTGTTGCTGAAGCTGATGACGAACAAGAGAAAAGCACACCAGAAGAAGCTGAAGAAGTTTCTCAAGACTCACAAGAAAGCTGAGACGCTGGAGACTGAGAGGAATCTGAAACAGAAGAACCTACTGAAGAAGTAGAGGAAACTGTTGAAGAGGAAAAATCAGTAGAGGAAGGGATTAACTACAAAGAGCTATCTTCTAAAGTAGCTAAGCTAGAGGAAACTCTAGAAGAGGTGACTCAGAAAGCTACGGACACTATCAATCAACTAGTCGAAGCTAACGAAAAGAAGGACGCTGAAAACGCTGAACTCAAAGAAGTAGTAGCTGAGGCTGTAAACAACTACAAAGAGATTGGTATGCTGTACGTTGAAGAGGAATCTACAGGCTACAGAGTAGGTGATGCGCTCAAAAGAACAGCACACGCTGCTGAATAGTTTTATATCTATTTATTTACTACAAATGTCACTAGTAGATCAAAGTTTTAAGACAGCCCTAACAAAGGCTGCAAAAGTAGCAGGAAAAGACGCTGGAAAGGTTCTAGAAGCTGCTGAGAAGTCTTTCACTGAGGAGAAAAACCTTAGACAGAAAGCACAAAACGAAATCATGTCTTGAGTTAATACTGACTTCGGTGCTGAGATCAGAGTTCCTGTTGAATACAAGAGTGAACTATACTCTATGATCAGCAGACAGTCTGAGCTTCTTTCTAAATTGAGAGGTAATCACGGTCAGATCGATACTGCTGATTCTGCAAGAGTTAACGTTCTTGGTGAAGCAGATTACTTCGATTCTGGATACGAGAGAACAGGTGTGCAGAACTTCATCGATATCAGCAACAACAACGCTGTGAGAACAGATCAGTTGCTTATCAATATGAAGAAGTTCACTACTCAGATCGCTATCTCAGTAGAAGAATTGTCTAGAGTAACAGAAACAAACATGCTTGCTCTAATCGAGCAAAAGATTGTTGCTGCTGCTAACAAGACAATTGAAAGCTACATCATCAACGGTGATACAGATGCTACGGCTACTAACATCAACTATGCTGGTCAAGTTGTACCTACAACATACCATGAAAACGCTTCTACTGTTGGTAACAACGGTATCAGAAAGATCGCTATCGCTAATGGTGTTACTAACGGTGCTGCTGCATACTCAAGAGGTGTAGTACAGGATATGTTTACTGGAGTTGTAAACTACGTGAACAACCCTAACGATCTTCTATTCTTGTTGTCAAACACATTTGCTAACAAGGTAAGATTCGATTCTAACTACTCTACTCAAAACGTATTCGGTGGTAACGCTACTAATACTAGAGGTGGATTCGTACTAGCTCCAGAGGGAGTAGAAGCATACTCTACACAAGAGATGCCAGCTTTCTGTGAAGCAGACGGTACAGTAATATCTGCTGGTGCTTTGGATGCACGTGGTAAGTTCACACAAACTTCTACAACAAACATCCAAGGTATCTTGATGCACAGAAACGCTGTACAATACGCTTTCGGTAAAAGCATGAACATCGTTACTCACGAATACAGTGACGCTATCCTATGGGATGTTACTATGTTCTTCGGTTTCGATATCGCAAACGAGAAAGCAGGTCTAGATAAGACTATCTCTATGGCTTGTCCTCTTGCATAATATTTATTAGTAACACGCTAGATTAATGCTAATTCAGAACGTTTCAGAGATCTCTGTTGAGGTACAGGACGTGTACGGTGAAAAGGTTATACTCGCTCCATGAGAGACAGTACAAACCAACCATAACTATCACCATACAAGTCCTAAGTACTTTCAAAGAGTAGAAGTCGCTAGAACAAAACAAGAGGCTGCTCCTAAGAAGGAAGAGCCGAAGGTGGAGGACGACAGCGAGCTAGAATCTCTAAGAAAACAATACGAGGAGAAACATGGGAAGCCAGTATCTAACTTCAAGAAGAACGACATTGAATGGATCAAATCAAAGCTTTAGTATAACTGATTGCAATGTATATCACACTAGCAGAACTCAAAACGAGAATGGGGATAACAGACACGTCTAGAGACGCTGAGCTTACTCAGCTACTTGCTGACACGACTGCTATCCTTACTGCTTGGTGAAAAGACTATACATCAAAGCAGCACACTAAACAGGTTACTAGGTGCGACATATGCGGTGGAAAGATCTATCTAGACTATCCTAACGTTACAAGCGTGGATAGTATAGCATGAACCGCCTATAGCTGAACACTTGGTACTGACTACCGCATACTACCACCTAAGAACAGTTGTGTTTGGTTCAAAAGCGAGACGTTCTACTACTCAGATAGATACTTTGACTTAGTTTATACCGCTGGATACTCTACCATACCTGAAGATCTCAAGTTAGTGGAGTTCCAGATGGTTAAGCTACTGATAGGAGAAGGATTGAATAACGGTAACTCTAGTTGAACTAAGAACGTTAAGACAATCAAGCTGTGACCTAAGACGGTTACACATGTTGATGGAAGCGAGACAACACAGTTAGAGAAATACGGTATGTCTATCAAAAGCATACTCAACAGCTACGCTGTACCAGTTTTATGATGATATTGCTAGATGTTTACAGATTTCTACGACATGACTTGTAGTGTTTGGACGGAGGTCTCTACTATGTCTAGAGGATCATCTAAACTGACAAAGAACGTAAAGTACACTTCTATCCCTTGCTACTTTGAATCTAGTAACAATTCCATGAACTGGGATCAGTCACTAGCTAGAGAGACAGACAAGGATAGATATGTGGTCTATCTCCCAATAACCTATAACAACATATTGAAGTGAGAGATAGTGCAGTTGTTCGATGTAAACAGTAACTCTGTTGGTGAGTACATAGTAGACTTTGTGGATGTACATTCTCTTTCTGGATGTAGTGATGTGAGCGGTGTTTCTTTACAGGTAAGCAACAGATAATGGCATTGAAGTTAGATCCTTTAGTTATTACAGCATACTATTCTTGAGTGACTGAAGAGGCTATCAACAAATCGTTAGATGAAGCTTTGGAGTATGCAAAACGCATCTCCCCTACCGACACAGGAGCATACGAGTCAGATCACAAGATAAACCGCGCCCAAACCATAGGTAACACCGTCGTCGGATCGCTTGAGAACGACGTTAGAGGTGAGAATGGGTATCAGTATGCCTACGCACTGGAGTTTGGCGTTCTATGACAATCATTCAACTATCATAAGTGACCACCAAGGGATGCGTCTACTAGGATCTTCTCTTGAGTGGGGAACAGAACATATCAGAGGACTCTTGATTTCATCAAACCTATTTTAGAAAGGAATCTATCTAATGGCAGTTAGGACTATACAGGTCGATAAGATCGTAGATTACTTGAACAGTAATACAGCTATATCAGCTGTAGTTCCTGGTCTTATTTGGTTCTGACAGAAAAATAGAGACGACAATCAAGACGATACTGAGTTCAACACTTACATAAACACGAGAATAGTTTCTGATGTGAACAACAACACTGGAGTAGATAAGACAGCTAGGTTAGAGTTTAGCATCGTAGCTCACAGGAACAAGATACCAGCAGAGCTAGTGGATATCGTTGAGGTTATTACTAACCAGATAACTACAGACGCTTGCCCTACGCTTCGGTATATGTGAGACTTTCACATAGCAGGTATCGAAGAGTGACAGATGTTCTGACCTGAGTACGTCCAAGGAAACAGGTTGATGCTCACAAAAGATTATTTATTTCATTACTGGTATAGTGATGGTTAAGGAGGAAAAGAAAATGACCGAGGTAGCCAACAAGATGATGCCAGAGAACGAGGAGAAGAAAGTAGAGAAGAAAGCTGGTAAAACAGCTTCTACTAGTAAAGTGATCTTCAAGAGAAACGTAAGTCACCAAGGTGTTTTCTACACCCAAGGACAACAATACGAACTCTCTTGTGAGGATTGCAAGGTTCTCAAAGATCATATTGTATGCCACTCAGGTAGAGACTGTAATTGCTAATTTTATTTCGTACTCACATACAAATGACACTTACACTTGATAAGTTGGCTACGGCTGGTGATCTGTACTACTCAACAAACTTCGATAGTAGCAGAACATTCGCTACACCAACCGCTGCGAACCTAGAAAGTCTTAGATGTGATCTTGAGACATATGCTTACTCTACAGTAGGACAGATCCAAGATTTCTCAGAAGGACACACTCTAGATTCAGAAGAAGAGATCATCGTAGATAACTGCGATGTAGGTACTATTGATCTTTCAGCAAAGATCATCCCATCTATCAGCTTCACTTGGTTAGACGTAAATAACCTAGACGTACTAGCAAATATGCTAGGAACTAGCACTGTTAGCGTTACTGGTGCTGCTGTCCCTTGATTTCCGCAAACTGTGGCTTCTGGAAACTGGGCACTAGCTACTGCTATCGCTCTATGTAACCAAAACGGAGACGGTTCTGCTATCACTGTTACTTCTGTAACAGGTTCTGTGGATGGTGTTATAGCTCCTGCTGATTACACAGTAACACAAGACGCACTAGGTAGAACAGTAGTTACTGTTCCAGCTATTGCAGGTAGTGTTACTACCATCGCTCAGGATCTAGTTATCGTTTACGATTACACACCTAGAGACAAGCAACTAACAGGATATAGAGTAGAAAAACAAAGTATTCCTTTGGGGTTGTACAAGTTTGTTTCTTGTGCTCAGGCTGGTAGTGTAGATTCAAGTAACGGTCTGACAAACTATTCTCAGACTATCGCTTATTTCTCAAAAGCAGCATTGACAGGAGAACTTGCTAGAACTTACGTCAACAGAAGTAGAACTGATTTCGCTGGTAGTCCAGCTGAGTTCACTTGCAGGGATGGAGGTCTATACATCGTTTGGAAGAAAACTTGGCAACAATAAGATGGTCTCCCCCACGCTAGACCTTCTTTATTCGGTAATGTAGAGATGCTCCCACCACGCAAAATATACCAGTTCTTATACCAAACCAGCTACGGCGATTTATATCTACGTTTTCAGGACGCTTCCATAGAGGAAACAGACAGCTTCTATGCGATGGATACATGACGTAGGGTACAACATATGAGAGAGTTCATAGAACAACACGGTGAGCTTAGATATAAATCTTCGATACGAAAGAAAAAACAAAAACTATTGGAAGCAGTCTATAGAGACAGACAAGTCTACAATGATTTAATGTCTTCTAGGTTCAAAACATACTCTTCGATGTACTCTAACCCCGCATCTGATCCAGCCCAAAAATGATCTAAGAGGCGTAGAGTGATGGAAGGAGCACATTTATCCACTGTGTGCAAAGAGTTTAATATACCGTGACCAAAGCATCTAATAGAAGAGTATACCTACGAGCAGTTGAATCGGTGTATTGATAGACTGATATTCAACAACTATGAGTCTAGCAAGGACACACAACACTTGAACGACAATATGTGGAGAGCGAAGAACGGAGGGACGCTACTAGATAAGGATGACTTAGATCTCCTAGCGGTAGTTAGGAAACAGAAAGAAGAGTGAATAATCCACGCTGAAGTACAAGGTGATGAGATTTTATCTAGCATAAAGAGATAATGGTATTACTAGAGCCACTTGAAGCCAAGATTGTAGTGAACACCGATGGAGTATGAGACGGTGTCACTAAGGCTCGTGATACACTAAAAACACTAGACCCACAGCTAAGAAAACAGCTAGAGATCAATATAGATAACGCTTTCTTGAGAGTACAGAACCTCAGGAACGAGGTAAAGAAATTTGATGATATAACGAAAGCTCCTAGAGAGTTAAGGATAGATCTGGAGAGAGCAAAAAAAGATCTTACAGAGGCTAGAAGAAGGCTCACAAACTTTACCAACACTGGAGACCCAGCGCTATCTAGGTTACAATCTAAGTTTAATCAGGTTTCAGGAAGCATTAGTAGCCTTTCTAGTAGGGTTCTTGGATTTTGAACGGCTATAGGGGCTGTGTGAGCTGGTATTGTGGCGCTTGGTAGGCAGGTTTCTCAAGGGGTTAGAGACGTGATCGCTTTTGAAAGCGCATTCACAGGAGTAAGAAAAACGGTAGACGCTACAGAAATACAGTTTGGGTTGCTAAGAAAAGAGTTATGAAGGCTATCTACTAGCCTTGGACTACCTTTTGAGGAGATAGCAAGAGTAGCTGAACTAGCTGGTCAGTTGGGTGTGGCTGTAGACGATATAGGAACATTTACTGACACGGTAGTAAAGATTGCAGCAACCACCAATATTACTACTGAACAGGCTGCTACAGATTTTGCTAGACTCGCGAACGTACTTAATATTCCGCTTGATAGAGTTGAGGAGCTAGCGACTGTTACCGTAAAGCTAGGTAACAACTTTGCTACTACTGAGAGAGAGATATTGACCTTCACACAAAGGCTTTCTTCTGCTGGTGCTGCTGCGTGATTCGCACAACAGGACCTACAGGCTATTGCTACATCACTTTCTTCTCTTGGTATACAAGCAGAAGCTTGAGGTACAGCTGTTAGTAAGTCGTTTATTGCTATACAGGCTGCGGTATCTACTGGAGGTGACGAGTTGCAGAAGTTTGCAGATCTAGCGTGACAAACTTCTGAAGAGTTCGCACAAAGATTTAGAGACGATGCAGGTGAAGCGTTTACATCTTTGATCGAAGGACTAGCTGAGTCTGGAGAAGATGCTGTGAACATTATTGACGACCTCTTCTGATCTAACGTAAGAACCAGAAACGCTTTCCTATCGCTTGCTGCTGGTAGTGATATACTTTCTGATGCGCTTAGAACAGCGAATCGGGAACTAGAGACACAAAACTCGTTACAAGAAGAAGCAGAGAAGAGATTCCAGACTACAGAGGCGAGACTTTGACAGCTTAGAGAAGAGATAAGACAAAACAGAGCAGAAATAGGTGAGAACTTTGTGCCAGCTTTGGTAAGAGCTACAGAAGCCGCAACAAGGTTCAGTAAGTTTCTCGCTGACGGTTTGGAGGATATAGGAAAGCCACTTTCAGAAATAGTAAACGAGGCTCGTGGTCTAGGACTTACGTTTGAGGAAATAACCGAAGAAGCAAAGACCTCTGAAGAGGCTCTTGGATTACTGAACGACAAGATAGATGATCTGACTACTCAGTTTAAGAACTGAGAGATTAGCGCTGATGAGTACGGAAACGAGATACAGAGAGTGTGAGAATTTGTGTCCAGCGTACAAACACAGGTAGTAGAGGGGCTAGTGCCAGCTTTAGATAACCTGTGACAACAGCTTATTAACGGTACTATCGACATAGATAGCTACGTACAAGAACTGTCTGAGCTACAAACAAGAGCAGATGAGGCTTGATTAACGCTAGACTCCACTTCTAGCATTACGAGAACATTGAATGGTGTGTTTGCTTCTCTAAATACCGCTAACTCACAGGAGCAACTGAACGCAATAAAACAAGAGGCTCTAGGAACAATAGATAGTATCATAGCTCTAGCAGATTCTCTTAGACTGGTGTGAGTTGCTACAGATATCTTTGCTAGTGGTTCTTGACCTGTTGCATTTGATGCTGATAGAGTCGCACAAGCGGCTAGACTACAAGCTGTTTCTGCTCAGATCAAGGAAACAAGACAAGACGTAGAAGATTTCGATAGGTTCTTTGAGACAAGCGTTGCTTGAGGAGGTAGTAGTTCAGGAGGAAGAAGAAGTAGAGCAGTAAGCGACACTGATGAGGCGGAAAAAGAAAGACAAAAGATCATCAAGGAGTCAGAAAAAGAGATACAGGAGCTACAAAAACAATCAGAAAAGAGAAGATCAGATGCTCTAAAAGACGCAGAAAAGGAGGCTAAGGAAGTGTATGATGCTATCTGAGATGCAGTAGAAGATCAACAAGATAGAGTTGACGAACTAACCGACAAGATCAAAGAATCTGTACAGGAAATAGGAGACTTGAGAAGCGAAATAGAGCAAATAAACGCTGATGCACAAACTGACCTAGCTAGTAGATGAGTGGACGTAGATGAAGATATAGCTGAAGCAAGATCTATTTTGAACGATGATGATAGCACGTCAGAAGAAAGAAATGCTGCTAGTGAAAGAATACTAGCTCTACAGAGGGAAAAAGAGCTTATTGAGGCTAATACTACTGCTGAAGAAAGAGCTGAAGCTGTTAGACAAGCAGGGCTTTCTGCTGCTGAGAGAATACTAGAAGAAAGAGACAAAGAAGTACAAGCTATAGAGCAGAAAATAGAATTGCTCGCTACAGAGACAGAGAGACTACAAGAGCAGAAGCAACTAGAACTAGAGATACTAGAAAACGTAAAGAACAAGCAGATCAGCTTTGAAGAAGAGGTTACTGCAAGGCTTGGGATAGAGGTTTCTAGAAGAAAAGAGTTGTACGATGAGTTAATTGAGAAAGCTCTGGAGGCTCAGAGGATAGCTAGATCTATATCTAGTACGTGAGCAGGAAGCACTACAAACAACAACACAACAAACCAAACATTTAATGTTACCAGTCCAGAGGTTGCAAGTAATTTAGAACGTAACTTCATTAGATAATGATAGGACAGAACCGATCTTACAAGTGAACAAGCTTTGCTGACACACTAGGCGCTACCAACAAGATAGTACTACAGAGCGCTGATAGGAACGTACCGCTTAGGACAGATATCTTCAACAGAGCTAACTTCCACTGAACGTATAGTAGTAACACGCTTGCAGGTGGTAGGATATTCGAGTTTGAAGGTATAATCTTTTGATACACGAAAGCCGAAAGACACACCCCTTGGAATAACCTTTTTTCACTCATAGCTCCAGAACCTAACCCTACAGATAACGCTTTCTATGATCTCACTTGGCAGGATGACGCTGGTAACGATAGAACAGTAAAAGCTAAGGTGTTTAGGATGCCAGCACCTACCAATGATGTGTGTGATCCTTACATAAGATTCAGCTTCTCACTGTACGCAGAGTGACCAGAGGTGTTTTCTACAACAACTACTACGGTTACTGGTACAACAGGAACATTTACAGGTAATCTACTAAGCAACACACTACCAAACACGCTAGGAGTCTACACAAATGCGCTATCTGTTACGAACAACGGTAACTGGCTTGCTCCTTGTACTATTACGGTGACTGGTAGCTGCTCGAACTGCCAGATTATCAACTTCACAAACAACCGTCAATACAGGCTGAACGGATCTACTACCCTACTTGTACACGACACCACAAACCCAAACAACGATCCACTCTCTCAGCTAGTAGTTACTGACAACGGTAACGATATATCAGCGAACAGAGAGAGCTGAGAGCCTGTATTCCTGAACCCATGACTAAATGAGATAGTAGTACTAGATGGGAACGGTAGCACAACTATACCAGTAAGCATTTCTTTTAGAGAAACATACATATACTAGATGATTATAGCCAAATTCTACGACTGAATCTTCAATTCCAACGTGGTTGCACAGGTGTATGTGCAGTCATTAGTTACGATTAGAGAGGACTTGAATGAATTTGATGTGTGTGAGTTCGATATTAGCTATGAAGAAGGGATACTTGAGGACACAAAACTGGAGATATTTGACGTGCAAAACGGTCTAGATACGCTAGTATTTAGCTGATATGTATACCAAATTCAGCCCTCTTTCGACAAATTGGGGCTAATAAAAGTGGTCTGAAGGTCTCAAAAAGCCCTGTTTCTACGTAGAAGAGTGCTCTCAGACAAGAGTTTTACGTCTTCAACGGTAGAAAACATCATAAATGACCTTGTTTCTGACTATAACACGAGTTATTGAGAGAATTGGTCTGTTACCACTAACCTTACTAATAGTATAGATCTAGATCTCACTACTTGAGACAACTACTACGATATTTTGAATGAAATAGCTGAAGAGACTGGTTGAGTGTGGGACATTATCGATTGACAGGTCAGATTCCTTGGTTCACTGGGTACAGATAGGACATTTGGATCGAGTTTCGAGGAAATACTGTTTAACTGAAGGTTCCCAAGCAACAACAATATCAGAAACATTAAAGTAGTCTCTGAGGCAAAGAGAGCGAACATAGTGATAGGAATAGATAGAGACGGAAACAAGACAACACATTCAGATCTTAGTGATTGAGTGGTGTACGGAGTAGAGATAAAGAGGTTTAGAAACGGAGATCTAGTAACAAAGACACAGCAAGCACTCAATACTTTGAACACAAGACAGAGAGTCTATCAGGTAGAGGTGGAAACGAACTCCATAGAAGCCAGTAAGTGAGATATAATCAGGCTCTCAGTGAGTAACACGATAGATATAATGGACATAGACACTAGTGTTACGGTGGTGAAGAGGAATGTCGTCTATGATAAAGCTGGAAAGAAGGTAGATATATTTGTGAGCGATGTGAACGTGAGGGAAAGGGACGAAATCACCATTATTAACGACATACAGAAAGACTTAGAATATTTGCAATTATAGCTCTTGATTTTTCGTGAGCTAGGACTATATAGTATTTAATTCATCACTAACAAAAGTATGGCAGTAGTTACAAGACTTATAGACGCAGCGTCTACACAACACCATGACTACGATTACACTGCTCTAGGTAGATATTTGATAGGTAACCAATCAGCAGTGTTATCTTTTACAGGCACTGATCTAGTGCTTACTTGAACTACACTCTCAGCTGGTACAGCTGTTGTAAAATGCACAAGAACATCAAACGTCGCTCCTTTTACTAGTAGGGACTTTTTGTGTTTAGTTCAGCTTTCTACGGACGAGACTGTTAGTGTAGCTAACAACAGAAAGATTTTCATCGAGGTAGATGAGAGTCTGGTGAATAATTCAGCTCTAATTACTGACGCTACAGGACTAAGTGTCTCCTCTGTGAAGAGTGAAGCAGCCTACCCTACTAATACAAACTATATAGCTCTGTATGAGGTAGACGGTGTAGGAACAGTAACAGACGTGAGAAATATAGCTAAGGTTAGTGGAAGCCAGATAGACTTGAGTACATATACAGGCAATATCTCTATAACAGGAGATCTAACCGTTTCAGGAACCACAACAACTAATGATCTTAGTGTTACGAACGCGGCGACTATTGCTACCGCGAATATCACCGATTTGAACGTCACTAACGCTCCTAACTTCCCAGCAGGTACACAGATTAGCGGCGTTTCACCAGCTACTATTGCTACTACAGTTGAAGCTACAGCAGCAGTGGATAACACAAAGGCGCTGTGAGTAAAGGATGGAAAGGATCTTTACTGATCTGACGTTGAGGAAATTAGCTGAGCAAGAGGTAGCTCTGGAACTGAAGTGATAGCTCATAATCTTTGAAAACCGCCTAAACTGATACACTCATACTACCATGATCTCGCAGATAAGTGATGAACATGATATTATATAAACTCAATATCTACCACACAGGATTGATTAAGGCTGCACGACTACTCTGTATCTACGAGTTTCTGATTTGGCGCAAAGCTGATCTCTACTGATGGGACAATAACCTGACATTTTGAGTGAGAAGTGACGGCTGTTTCTGATACTGATATTACTATAACTCGGACTGGAGGAGCAGTTAACGCGGTCTTCTATAGACTGGTTTTAATTTCGTAACTATAAGCAAATGTATTGACTAATTGAGTGATGAGTTCTAGTAAGTGTTTGTTCGCACGATCTGAGTTCAGATGAGTGAACGCAAATAGAGTTGACTGAAGAACAATATGAGTGATGGAAAAGTGGGACACTAGAATATAAAGACTGAGAGTTTGTAGAAGTAGAATAAACAAATACCCACGCTAGTTCAAAAAACCCACGCTAGGTTTTAGAACTAACTAATCTAAATGGTATTAATCGAGTATTTCAATGCAGTACCCTGAACTACATTTATCTTGAACCGTACACAGGCGCAAGATCTAACTTTTAACTCACTATGAGAGATATATGATCTTACAGATCAAGAATCCGAAGGTCTTATCTCTACTTACTCGGAACACTTTAGATATTATACGTGACCCGTAGAAGCTGCTGTAGGAGGAGTAGATAGTGTTTTTGGTAGAACTGGAGCAGTTACTGCACAATCAGGAGATTATGACGGTTGAGAAGTGACGGCTGCGGCAGTTGCTACAAATTACACTCCAACTGGAGCCACAGTAGAAGGTCATTTGGCTGGTATTGATACAGCTCTCTGAACACTAGGAACAGCTAGCACAGAAGTGGTCGCTGATATAGCAGCAAGAAACGCTCTTACAGGTCTAAGCCCTGGGGATCAGGCGTATGTTACTGACGCTAGTGCAGACGCTACAGTTGACGCAGGTGCTGCATTGTATGTATACGATGGAGCAGCTTGGAACAAGATCGCAGAGTTTGAGAGTCTTGACCTTTCTGTACAGAACTTTGCTGATACAGATCTAACACTGACAGGAGCAAGGACACACGATATGGCTAGCAACAATGTAAGCTATACAAACGCTGGTCAAATTAGCATGACTGATGGTACAGACACAAAGACAGACAGCGTAACAACTTCTTGATTTAGTGACGGTACAAATACAGCAAACTATGGTAAGACTACTGCTTCTATAAGTAACGGTACAAATACTACAACTATAGACTCAAGTGAGGCTAGCTTCACGAACGGAACAGAGACTAGCCAGATCAATAAAGACTTTGTATCTATTACAGACGGTACAGACACCGCTACTCTCTCAAAGAATAACCTTACGATCAAAAGAACTACACCAAATGTGGCTAACGCATTGCCTAATCGGGGTGGAAGTATAGATTATGTATTGTGAGATGTAATTACTGAGAGTAACAGAATATATAAATGTATAAACGCACACACTTCTAGTACCGCCTTTTCTACGGATGCAGCAAACTGGTCACAAATTAGTAATATTGACACACCTTCTTTTTCTGCTACGGTTTCTACATGAGTAGATATAACTCCTGACTTCGATCAGAACGTAGACTTTGTTCTCATCTTCGATAACACATCTACAGGAGACATAAACTTCAATAACTCATCTACTTCAAACTTAGAGCATGGTGAAAAAGTAAGAGTTGTAATTTCTAATACAGATACAGCAGCTAGGAATATTGTATTTGGCGGAGAGTATTTGAAAACGGATAACATAGCACTATGAACAGTAGCACTGACTCCTAGCACTGGTGCTGTTGTCTACAGAGTATTGGAGTTTGTGAGAGTATGATCATCTAGTCTTGTTCTTTCGCTAGATACTTTAGAGAGTGGAGCAAGTCTAGAGGCTACAAAGGTAGATGCTAGTGCATGAATATTCTTAGAGACTCTAGATGCTTCTACCAATCTGTGAGGAGTTAGACTATTCACAAACATTGACGTTGCAAACACGGCTACACTAGCGGTACAGTCAGGTGAAACTTTAAATGGGGTCTTAGACGGTTCTTTCTTGTTCTCTAACTATAGTGTATGAGCACAGTTCAGAGCGGATGAAGTTGCATGAGGTTGGGTTATTAATCAGGTTTGATCTTGAGTAGGTCAAGTAAGCTCTCGTGTTTGAGAGTTTTTCTATGCTAAATCCTGATCTACCGTAGAATGATACCTAGCTGTTACGCCTTGAACAGTAACAAACGGAGCTATAGATTATCCTGTATGGGCGGCTATGTATCCTGAATTTATTGTTGGTAATGATATCGTATTCGGTTCAGATGTTGAAGGTATGTTCCTTCGTAACCTTTGATGAAATGCATCTACTGAATGAGTATTCCAAGCGGATGCAACAGCTCCTAACGGTATGAGCACAAGTACTGCTTGAGCACATACGCATACATTTAATACACACAGTTGAACAAGACAAGCAGCAAACGACTTTACTGGAGTACAAGCACATCACGGCAGCACAAACGGCACAACAAGCTCATCAGGAAACCATAGCCATAGTATTGTATGATGAAGTGTTGAAACGCGTCCAGATAATAGAGCATATCAGCTATATACTATTGTTGACACCTATGAAGAAAAGTCGCTTGCTGGAATGGTTACACCACAAAGTTTGGATAGATTCTTTACTAGATGAGTATCAGCAGATATGACATTCTCTTGAACTACTCCACTATGAATAGACCTCTCTGATCTAGTAGATTGAGTAGATCAAGTAGCAAGAGAGTATGACTCTAATACTATACGTACAGGCAGTACTCTGACAGTAAAAAAGAGTGGATTGTATAGTATTCATATGCAAGCAAATCACTCTCAGGTGAACGAAAGTTGAGCAAATAACCAGGATGCTTTTCCTTCGGAAATATGATATTCATTGAACTGAGGAACATTCGTGGTTATAGGTCAAGAAACGGACACAAATGAAATCGATGGAGAGCTGAATGGTTTTGAGGTTCTCAATCTTGTTGTGTGAGACGAACTGGAGTTCTTCATACGTGCAGACCAGAATAGAACGTCTGAGGACTATATAATTATATTAGATGTGGCACAACAACCTACATCAACAGTAGTGATGCCAGAGGCTCTTTCAGTTGATGACAATAAAGTCTTATTATGATCTGGAACAGGTCTTACGAACGGTCAAACACTTACTATTTCTGATACGTGGGGTAATCTTGTAAATAATTACGAGTCTGTTGAGTTTGAGCTAATTACTACATCATGATCTTTGGTTGTGCGTAGTACTGCGAAAACTAGTACTGAAAATCGAGCTGACGGTTCTCGTGTACCTTGGATTGATAATTTCACAACTACTCTGACTATTGCTACAAACATGGATATTGCAGGTAATACGCTTGAAATGTTCATGACAGGTACAGAAGTTACGGCAGTAGATGTGAAAGTTTATGGTATCAAACCACAAAAAACAGTCATAAATACTACAGACGTACCATACATAGAACGAACGTCATACTGACCACTGACTATTGGAGGAGCTACTACATCACCTATAAAAGGAACTGTTGTGACCGACACTGCTTACTACAAGGTCGTAGGGAAGTCATTGTTTATAAGATATACTTACAATCAAAGTACGGCAGGTTCGATAGGTAGTGGTAATTACTTGTTCCCACTTCCAACAGGGTTTAGCATTGATACTTCTACGGTATGGACTGTAGGAGATGGGGGAGCTTTACCAACTGTTCTTGGATCAGCACAAGCACACTTGAGCGGAGTAGAGCGCAACCCATGAACTGTGCATGCACAAGATGCAAATAATCTTATGATGTATATCGCAGATGGTGAGAACACTATGGAACCAGTCGGTAGTACTTGGTTTGCAATGAACTGAGGTGCGGCATTAGGTTACAGCTTCTTAGCAGAAGTGCCTATTGTGTAGTCCACGGTTACTGGCGCGAAAACCCGTATATCTACTGAAGCAAAAGTGAAATAAACAACATTTTATATCTCAAGTGGACAAATGGTCTTAGTAGAATACATATCTCCCCTATGAACAGGAACGGTAAAGTACAGACTTAGTAATTGAGACATAGAAGTTACCTACTCATCGATAGGTGATACTTATGATCTAACAAGAGAGGAAGCAGAGCATTTGCTTACTGAGTATCCTAGCAACTTTAGAAGGACTGTTTGAACTACGAATCCTCTGAATAAGTATACTGAGACAGTAACACTAACAGCAAATACGCCACAAACAATAACACATAACCTAACAACCAATGATGTAGTAGTTAATGTTTACGATACTGCTACATGAGAGGAGGTGTTTGTAGATGAGGATAGAAACACAGCAAACACCAACTCTATAATACTCATATCTAGCTTGACCGTTACTGTATTAGTAATAGTCATAGGGTAAACCCCACGCAAACACATATTTTATATTCCACTTATACACATGGCAAGACCAGTATTACAAGAATTGGACATGAACTCTAACAAGATAATTAACTTGTTAGATCCAGTTAACGCACAAGACGCAGCTACAAAAGCTTATGTAGACGCGGTAAAGCAAGCTTTAGACATTAAGGATTCAGTAAGAGTTACTACGACAGCAGCAGGAACACTAGCTTCTGACTTCGAGAACGGAGACACAGTAGACGGCGTAACGCTTGCTACAGGTGATAGAATCTTGATTAAGGATCAAGCAACAGGAAGTGAGAATGGTATCTATACCGTAAACGCTACAGGTGCTCCTACAAGAGCTATCGACGCGGATGTAGATGCAGATGTAACATCTGGATTGTTCACATTCGTAGAGGAAGGTACAACAAACGGTGGAGGTGGTTTTGTATTGACTACTTCAGGAACTATCACTGTAGGAACTACAGCATTGACGTTTACACAGTTTAGCCAAGCAGGACTAGCTACTTATAACTTCGCTGGAGATACAGGTTCTGAGACGATCACCAGCGGTGATACACTTACTGTTGCTGGTGGTGTTGGTATCACAACAGCAGCAGGCGCAACTGATACGGTTACTGTAACTCTAGACATCAATAGCCTTACAAGCGAGCTAACTGTTGATGGAACAAACGACTTCATCCCTTTCTATGACGCTTCTGCTGGAGCTATCAGAAAAGTAAACCCAGATGCTCTTTACAACTCTTCTTTTTCTATAAATACTGCTGGTAACACAGGCACAGGAAGTATTCTAGACGGAGAGACTCTTACTATAAATGGTGGTGACCTTCTAACTGTTACTTTGGCTGGAGATACGTTTACAATAGATTGGGATTCAGGTGCCCTGAACGCTTGAGATATTGTATACTCAGACGGAACAGATATGCAGACACTTGCTATAGGTACAGCTGGACAAGTGCTAACAGTTAATGCTGGTGCAACTGCTCCACAATGGTCTGCTGGTACGTTCACACTTGCAGGTGATACAGGTACTGAGACTATCACTCTAGGAGACACACTTACAGTAACAGGTGGTGAAGGTATTACTACTGCTGTAGCTGCTACTGACACAGTTACATTGACGCTTAACATCGATGAACTGACAGCAGAAACGACACTAGATGGTACTAACGACTTCGTTGCTGTATACGATGCTTCTGCAACAGCAAACAGAAAAGTAAGTATTGATAACTTGCTTGCTGGATATGGGTATGCTGAGACTTGGACACCTACAGCTTCAGTCGCTCAAACTATCACACACAACCTTAACACACTAGATGTAATTGTGAATGTAGTAGATGTTGCTACAGGAGCAGAGGTTATAACTGATGTGGTGAGAAATGGTGTGAATACTATCCAAGTAACAAGTTCAACAACAGATCAACTGAGAGTTCTTATCTACAAAGTATTGTAGAATTATTATATCCTAGGGGAGGCGATGTCTCTCCTAGTAATAATGGTTTTATTTCGCTAGTAGGCAATGACTATAATCTCAAGAACACCCTCGCACCCTATATATGGAGCATACAGCACGCTTACTGCTTGATCTTTTAGTATCAACGCTAAGGATAATCGTCAATTCTTTCTAAGTCTAAGCGCGGATAGTACACTCACAAGTATCACTAACTGGCTAGAAAGCTATCACCTAGAGATTATCCTAGTACAGGACGCTACTGGAGCAAGAACATTCACACCTCCTTGATCTTACGTTACAGAAGGCGCTGTTAATCCTACACCTAACTCGGTGACTATACTTCTATTAAGAAAGGTAGGGACAACAGTTTATGCTACGTATGTAGATGGGAACTGACCAAAGAGAGAAGAAAGCCAGATAACTATTGAGTGATGAGCTTTAAATAGTTGAGCTGTCATGCCTGACTTTGGTAACTCAGCGCTAGCTGAATCAGAAAGGTTTATTACTGTGGCACAGGAGTCAGGAAAGACTCAATTAGTTATCGAAACAGGTACTATCTATCTTAAATGAGATAGCAGGGTTCTATGACAGGGAGATGTGGTTATAGAATTAGGAACTAACTCAGGAACGTTTACGAGTCTGTACACCTTCACTCTACCACAAGGGACTAGTTCGCTAGTAAATCAAACTATCAACGTAACACAATCTTTGCCTTTCAACTTTGCAATCAGAATCAATAGTAGTCCAGAGAATAGTATCTGAGCTTCAATTTCTTTATTCACTTACACGTACTAATGCCAAGTTTATCATTTGTACAGCCTTGAGGAATTATTAATCCTCCTACTATGTGAACTCTAACAGTAAATGAGTCATATGGTAGATGAGGTAAGTTTACTGCTATCATAATCGATAATTGAGGTGCTGCAATTACTGAGCAGGGTATTATTAGGTATCAAGATACTTCAGGTTCTAACCTCTCAATATGAGATGCTGATGTAACACAAGTTGTTTATACAGGTGCGGTTGGAGATTCTCCGTACATACAGACAATTACTAGCTGACAGATCGATGATGGTGAAACTTGGAGGTATAGGGCTTATGCAACTAACGACGGAGGTGCTACATATGCTTACTCAGACGAAGTAGAGATACTACACCCTTCTACACCAGAATTAAACGCTGGTGATGTTGCTGTATCTAGTATCACCTGACACAACGCAGTATTCGATGGAGATATAACCAATAATAACGGTAGTGCTGTAATAGAAAGAGGTTGGGTAATAGGTCAGGTAGAAAGTCCTAGTGTTTGAGATACCAATGTAAAACTTGAGATAGAAGGTAACACAGGTAATGCTAACTTCACACAAACGACTATTGACCTTAGTCAGTTCTCACAATGTACTTCGCAAACTCTACATGTGAGGTCTTTTGGTCGTAATGTAAATGGTTACTGATACTCAGATAATCTATCATTCACACTACTACCTCTATTCGACTTCACCCTAGACGCTCCTAGTAACATAAACCTAGCTTGTGCAGACCTAACAGGTACTATCGTAGCCGATAACAGTTCTGGTATTACAGATCATGGTTTTGTAGTAGCTACAAGTACTAACCCTACAACAGCCACAGCGTGAGCGGCGGTAGTAAGTCTAGGAGCTGGAGCAGTGGGTGCTTACTCACAAACAGAAGTAAACCTTAGTCAGTACATCATGCGAACAACACTTACTGATTTAGTTACTGCGCCTCAGACTCTATACGTAGCTTCTTACATGACTAGTGCTGAGGGTACTTGTTATAGTTATGATATAGGTGTTGCTACGCAATCTTTCACTCTGTGAGCAAATACAGTATCAACACCTACGATATATTGGAAAGCTGACACAAACGGTAGCTATCCAGACGCTACAGGGAACGGAAACGACGCTACGATAAGTTGAGCGACACACGATACTGTAAACTTCAAGCTAGGTTCAGCTTCTTATAGCTATAATGGCTCAACTGATCGTGTTTCTTATAGCTGATTCACTACCGACGTGAACACGTTCAGTGTTGTTACTTGGTTTAAGATAGACAGTACTGCTACTGGTCATATCCAGCAGTATATTTTTGCGCAAGAGAACTCAACATCTTTTGCAGACGCTGCTTGGGCGGTACTGTTTGATAGTTCTGCATGAAACAAGACAAGATTCTTGATAAGAACCACAGCAGGATGAGTAGAGTTTGTAGACACTGCTGCATGATCTGTTACACTTTGACAGTTCCATATGGTAGCTGCGGTTCATGATTCTGGAAATAGTCGTGTGAGAATCTCTATAGACTGAGGTGATTTTATAGATGACCCTACAACTGGGCTTTGAATAGATAACCCTACAGCAAACCTTTGACTGGGATATAGATGATCTGGTTCTGCAAACCCTTGAGCGCCTCTTGATGGGAATATAGATGACACCATTCTATACAACTGAAAGGCGCTTACTCAATGTGAGGTGAGAGCAATCTACGCACAAGGTAACGGTAAGCCATATAACTAGTTTTATTTTGAGTATAGAAGATGTATTTGAAATATAAGAAGCTGCGAGTAACTGGATCTCAGGAGATCAACCCAGACATAGACGCTCTCATGAGGAGGTACACATGATTAGTGTTGTCTGAGATCTGGTATCAAGACAACGACTGACATAGCTACATCAAGATAGAGTCTTGAGACGTGCCAGTTATAAAAGAGCTTATAAAGAAGGAAGCTAGCGAGTGGTGATTTGAGGAGGCTACAAGTACGGACGTAGAGACTGCTGTGAACGCTAGACTAACCGACCTATGATTAGATACTGTTACAGTGGGTACTCAAGCAGAAAAAGACGCAGATGATTCACGTCCTACGATGAGTTACAAGAAAGCACACTTATACGATGTAGATGACGACAACCAAGACATAGACTCAGTAGATGAAACTGAGTATACTTTCACAGCAGGTTGACGTGCTACTCTCAGGAATGGTAGATGGCAATGACCTAACAGTAGTAGAGGCATCTTCTACGATCTATCTACAAACTACTGAACAAGTACACAGCCCAATCCTAACTATAAGTTTGCTGGACGAACAGCGCCTTACGATTTGACTATCAAGAAGGTGTTCTTGTCTTGGAACTATGATAAAAATATAGATGTGAGTTTTAAGGTTCAATTTGTAAGACAGACTAGTACTAGTTGAACTAGTGTCTCTAACGCTTTGGTATGACCAGAGGCACAATATACCATCACAGGCGCATGAATTTACAATAAGGCTCATTTGGACACGGTAGATAGCGGCGTTTGGGATGATATTGCAGACATTACGGTGAACAAATGACAGAAAATAGCACCACTTATTAGAAGAACAACAAGTAACGGTTCTAGTAATCTTTACCTACTTGGTTTCACGCGAACCATACTTTACACTATAAACTAGCATAATGAGAGAAGTAGTAATTACTGAGGCTCCAGAGTCCCCACCACAGATGGCGACAGTAAAGCTACCGTACACTACGGTACTAGAATGAGGCGCTTTCTACCAGCTGGTAGACGAGCTTATTCGTTTGACTGACAACTTCGATAAGTACACTAGTGAAGATGGTTTCACTTATATTGAGAATATAGAAATGGATAATCTTTTGGTGCAAGCGAAGCTCACTCAGCCAGTACAAGATGCTATCGTTGCTGTCTGATGAGAGATTTACATCGATTAACAATAAAAAATGTCAAAATTTACTTCTTATACCTCTATCACTCCTCTTCCTAAGAAGAACAAGCGAGTTACTACCAAGCCTCTGATCTGGTATCTTTCTGATAGCATGAAAGGTGAGCGCGTAGAAGTGCCAGAGTGATACGAGTTCGACTGAGGTTCTGTTCCTATGGTGTTCGGAATGTTCATACAGAGAGTAGAGCCACGCACAATCAACGCTGCTTGTTTACATGATTGGATGTTCACAGACTATAGGGATCTGTGACTTCCTATGAGTAATCTGATATTCAGAGAGGCTCTGATAGCTTCCTGAACAAACAAGGTAAAAGCTTATGCGATGCGGCTAGGTGTTACGTTGTGAGGTTGGTGGTACTGGTATAAGTTCCCTACTAAAATAAAAAAGCTGTTCAAACAAAAGTGTTTATCATAATCTACACATGAATTGGTTCTCAAAACTAATTATTGCGGTGCGAATATTTATGATGCTACTAGACGTGCTTTCTCAGAAAGTGCTATGAGAAAAAATTCTCAGTTTATTCTTTTTATAATTAAGACAAATCTTTATACAGATGACAGAGAAGAGTAGTTTATCAATCGTTAAGCTGGAAACAAAGATGGAATACATCGAGTGACAGTTAGATAAAATAGAGAAGGACGTAAAACATAATTTTGTGACCCTAGAAAATAAGCTCGATTCTTTCATAGAGTCAGCAGATAAAAAGTACGCAAGTAAAGACTATGAATACGCTATTAAATGGTTAATCTGAATAGTGATAGCGTGAGTGGTTACAGCAGTACTTGCGCTAGTGTTAAGATAGTTTTACAATCTACCTATATCTATGGAGACACAACTAACAGTAGGAGTAGCTGGTGCAGCTATTGTGAAATGATTTATCGACATTATAAAGCCTTTGATACCTGACAGATACAAGTCAGTTTTACCCTTCCTTTCATTGTTGCTCGGTCTGGTTTATGGGTTCTTCACTTGAGAGTGAGACCTTGAACAAAGAATAGCTAACGGTATAGCAGTAGGTTCTTGAGCGGTAGGATTCCACGAGATGACCAAATCAAAAAAAAAAGATAGTGGAGAGGAGCTAGCCTGAGAGGAACAAGACGCTGCATACGACCAGCCAGACGATAGAGATCGACCACATGAACTATTATTTTGATCAGAACAGAAGCTACCTAAGAAGGTAGACTTGTGACCTAAGACGACTCCACAAAACCAATGAGTTAAAAGAACTCCTAGTACTAGTAATGCTTGCGGTTCTTTCTCTGGAGCACACGCAGGTAATATAATGAACGCTATAGAATGAAGCTCTACTTTCTTATACTGACATAAACACTGGAACGATTTCGTAGAGGCATACAAACAAGAGTATTACCTAAAGTGAGTAAACCCTATTACAGATGGTAGTTGGTTACAGGATCAAGTTAAGTTTCTCGTAACAAAAGGCATCTGTGCATGATATACCAGGGTAAACGACTTAACGTCTCTTAAATCTGCTTTGGCTCAATGAAGAACCGTGATTACAGGGACAAATAAGATCTCTCGGAGCGCAACACGCAACCATCCAGAATATGTGGCTCAAGTTAGTAAGTGAAGTGGGCACATGTTTGTTATTGTTGGTTACGATGACGATACACAGCTAATAAAGTGTATGAACTCTTACTGACCAAAGGCGTACGACAATGGATTCTTCTATGTAAGGTATGAGGATCTACGAGCTTTGTTTACTAGGTATGCTATGATAGATAAGAAAGACGCTAAGTATGTGTATTCTGCTAGAATGAAGTTCCAGATCTCTAAAGCCATTCTCTCTACTAGAGAGCCTAGCGAGCAGGAGTTGAAAGACTACGCTCCAGTTATCCAGTATATGATGGCTAATAGAACAACAACCTAGGCTTTCCTTCTAGGTTAGTCCAAGTGAAAACATCATCATCAAAATGCTTAAATAGGAAGCTCTCTACGAGCTTCTTTTTGTTATGCTTCTCAGCGTTCTTATCCTTGAGTATTTTTTTCTTTAGTTTTTCTATGAATTTTCTATCGTCTATAACGAACAGTACTGTATACATTAGAGACACATTGAACTTCCTTTTTATTACCGCTTGGTTACTGAGCAAAGTGATGTACTTGTGTACTTTGTCTTCATAGTACTTGTCTGCCGTTTTACCCTCTGTTCTTTCCACCTCTGCGAGGTATAGTCTTTGTCCTTGGTCTGTGTTGAGTTTGAAGATTAGGTCTGGTACTAGTGATGTTCGTCCTAGATTTATCTTGCTTGCTTTCTCTAGGTTCTTTTGTCGTTGCACACCTACGTAGTCGAACTCTCTCCAGTGTTGTATTACGTTGAACCTAGATATCTCTATGTGTAGATCAACAATTGATAGTCTGTGAGGCATGTCGTCTACCATCTTATCCATTTTCCTTTTAGGGTATCTAGGAGTAATATCAAAGATGTGTTCTGCTCGTGTAGCACCCTTTCTTGTTAGATAGTAAACTGCTGGAGAGGTGTCGCTTTTTGAGATCTTATTGGCGTGGCCATCCCTAATCATTGTTGCTGTCTCAGTTGATATGTTTGTCTTATGGTTATCCACACCCAAACGCACCATCTGTTCTAGAGTTAAGAACTTATAGATGGCTAGGTTCTTTAGCACATTGAGATATTTTTTGTTGCTTTTAGACATTTGTTGTGTAATAAGTAGGTGTAAGATAATTTCTCTAATTACGTTATTACTATCATTACACACCACAAGTAAAGGGAAAGCAGCTGTCACACACCAGCTGTTTTTTTAGTCCTCTGGAACATCGAACATTTCTAAGTCTACATCTGGGTCTGGATCTGGGTCTTTGAACTCTGTTTCCCCCATCTCGTCTCGATCTATTCTATGGTAGAAGTTCACTAACTGTTTATTCATAGACGTTTCTATTTCCTCCTCACTTAGTCTATACTTCTTACTAGTAACAAGGAACCCTGGTGAGTGGAATGACTGAACATGTAGCCGTTGTCTAACATCTAATAGGAACTCACGCTTTGCAAGTTTTAGAAGACCGTCTGCTTGTGTAGAGTCGTCCCCTCTTTTACCTCTCCAGATATACTTCTCTGGCACGTTCGTGATTGACATTATGTTCTTAACGTACTTAGCCTTCACTATCTTTATAGCAGTGTTATCAATTACTGTTTGTAGGTATGCTCCTAGTTGTGCTATACTTTGACAGGCTAAAGAACAGTGTAAGCCGTACCCTCTAAGCTGTTCCAGCATGTAAGAAAGACTACCAGTAATGAAGTTTTGGAACTCATCTATCTTGAGCAGTGTGTGTAGATCATCTATTCCTTTTCTTCTTCTCCTAACGTAACCTTTCACCATTGCAACAAGGAACTTACCAATAATTTGTTGTGATTCCTCTCCTACCGCACTTAGATCGAATATGAGTATCTTATTGCTGTTTATAGCTTTTTCCAAGTCAAAGGTACTCTGTCCACCTAGTATCATGTTTAAAACCTTATCGTCTATGATTGCGCGCAATCTCCTTCTTACCGCTTTAACTGTTCCTGATTCCGTTTGAGTGAAATCCTTTTCAAAGAATTTATCGTAGGCTTGTGCTTCTTTTAGAATGTATTCTTCATAACACACAAGATCTAGCAGTGTTTGCAGCGTGTAGTCTTTGCCATCACTTCTGCTCTCTATAAGGAACTCTAGACACTTCTTCATCACCGTATTGACGTTCTGTCTCATCTCACCACCCTCCTTACTTAGAACGTCAGCAAAGGCAGAAGCTAACTGGTCAATCACGTTGTTCTTCTCTAGAATGTTCCCTTTCCTTATGTCTAATGCGTTGATTCCCCAGCGCCATCCTTCTAGTAGCATCCTTATATCGAAAAACATCACACGTTCATCATGCTTGTGTAACTTAGACTCAAAAACTAGTCTAGCAAAAGAACCGTGTGGATCTATAATTACTTGTGACCATGTAGGTAGTTTGTAGGAGTCGTTGTATACTTCTGATGCGAGTAGAACAGACTTACCAGAACCAGTACCAGCTAATACTAGTTCGTGCATTGTTTTAGCTTCTATGGGTACTTTGATAGGGAAGTTTGGCTGTTTACGCAAAAAAAAATTCATGACTTGATAAGACTTACTGTCTTTGATAGCCGTCAAGTAGTTTTCTTGGTCATTGTCTGCTGGGTATTTATAAAGTATTCTTTGCCTTTGTTTCTCTGAATCTATACCAGATTGTATAAAGAAAGGGTATATTGTGGGGAACGTAACATGAGGATTATATAGATCTTGGAACTCATCGAAAGTAAAACCTCTATAATTCAACAACACAGCCGAACGATTGGTGCGTTTTTTGTGTTGTAATATATCAAGGTCTATTAGACGTTTCACACGGTTGCACCAAAGATTATAAAACTTACAGAGAACATCGAAGTCGATATCATAAGTAAACCCTAACACAACACTATCCTCTTCTTCATCTTTAAACAGCGCTTGTATCTCTTCCTTAGATATTATAGCCTGTGGTTTGAAAGGGAAATTATAATCCATAGTTTATGTTTTCTAATTCTGAATACGACCAAATATTCGGAGACAACAAAAAGGAACAACCCACAACAAATAAAGAAACAAAAAAAACTTGGTATTACGTTGTAGGCGTACTTGTGTTGTTATACCCTGCTTACCTTTTACTCTCCTTCCTTGCATATAACTGGACGTACGTAGTCACCTTCCTGCTAGGTGTAGGTTTGGTTGTTGCTGTCGCTAACTACTACTGGAGAGAGATTGATAGAGAGATAGACACAAAGAAAGCCGAGGCGGACACCTATTGGTTTGAACAAAGAGGAAATGTTTATAAAGAGTTTGAAGAGAAGTTGGAGAGTACAGCGAGAGAGAAAGCGGACGAGATGGTAAAAGATTTTCTTACAACGCTAAACAATAAGAAAGCTGAGTTACTTGCTAAAGAGCTATTTCTAAACGGTAGAGAGAAAGAGAGAGAGCAAGAATATAGTGATTATGCTACAAAGGTTATAAACGAGTACAAAGCAAAGATAGAAGAGCAAGCAGAAGAGCAGATCAAAAACCACGCGTATAAAGCAAGGGAGTCAGTACTAGAAGATGTGTTTGGTGTGTCAGAGCCAGAGGTAGTATATAATGAAGCTAAAATTATTGAGCATATGGAGTCCTACGAACAACAAAAGATGCGTGAGTACGAGAACTTTTTCAACGAACGCACCAATCAACTAAACGCAAAGATCAATGAGATCATAAAAGAGAGATACGAGAACAAAGCAGAGTACCTACAATTCAAAACAGAAATGAGAGAGGCTTTCTTTGAGTTCAGACAGCAGTACTCAGAGAAGTACCAACAGTTAAAAGAGAAAGTAATAGAGAACCAATACAAGACAGAGAAGGGTTTCTCTGAGGTTAGGATAGATCTTGGGCAAATCAAACATGACTTTGAGTCTGGTCTAAAAGACTTGAGGCATAAAGGAGAGATGGACAAACTCCAACTTGAAAGGATTATAGAGCGAGAGATGGCTAGAGTGTATGAGAGTATCAGAGAGGTAGAGCACAACACTGAGATCAAGTTCTACTCTTTGCGTGAGAGTATCTTAAACTGGGTGACAGATATAGAGAATCGTATCACACATGATGTGTATGAAATAAAGATGCAACTAAACACCTTAGACAACTCTATCAAGATGCAGATAAACGATACGTTGTTAAGAGTAGGACAAGAAGTTCTTAGACTGGATAGGCAACAGATGGATCTACTAGCTACTATGGGAGAACGGTTTTTGAGGCTAGAGCAGTCACTAGGTGATGAGCGTTTAGCATTGCGACAGCTAGAACAAGATCATAGCAATGAGATGTTAAAAGTGGGCCTTAGCTTGAGGCAGGTAGAACACGCTATGTCTGATGAAAGACTACGCAATGATAGGAGTATTCTGCAAGTCACCGACACAATAAACAAGTACGCACACGAGGTAGATAAGTTTAGGTTGCAGATGCAACACATGAAAGACAGGTCAGATCTCTCACACGAGAAAGCTGGTGTCTTACTTAGCAAAGCAAACGAGCTGTACGCCTCACACAAATCCAAGGTTGATCTATTAGACTCTAGAGCACAAAACTATATTCTTAGATTGCAGAATGGAGAGAAGGAATTAGTACATAAGCTCAAGGACTCTTTATACCTCCTAAAAGATAAAGAGAATGATATACGTTTTGCTATGCAGGATCTTGCTATGGACAAGATGGGAGTAGAGCACTTGATGGAGCATTGGGGCAACAGGAAACAAGACTTAGAGACAGATATACAACGTAAGCAAGCGAAGCTAGAGAAGATAGAACTGGAGATACAGAAGAAGAAAATGCGTTCGGAGATGGACGTGCATAACTATGATAAAAAAGTCAGAGCACAGTATGCTCAATACACAGAAGATATAGAGAGGAAAGTAAGGATTTTAGGAAAGCAACAAAGTTTTTTAATGTCTGACATATCCAAGAGTAAAGAAAAGTTAAAAAGACTAGATAGTCTCATTAGAGCAAAGAAGGAACATTTAGAGAAGATGTAAAGTGTCTCAGAAAAAGATTAAAATATTAGCACGGGAATTGTTTGAGTGCTATTTTTGTTTTATGTTCGCGGTCGAAATTGTCATTTATTGTCATAAGAACTTGTCACATTTGATATAAGACAAGAGACAAGAAGCGATAAACACAGTAATGGGGCTATAGCTCAGCTGGCTAGAGCGTTTGACTGGCAGTCAAGAGGTCGTCGGTTCGACTCCGACTAGCTCCACTAAACACATCTTAACACCCTTAAAAATAGACAATTACAAATCAGAAATATCCACAACTGTCTACGAGGGTTCTGCACAAACGTGTCATATTTCAAACTATGGCACGTGATAAATTTCTTTTCCGAGATTTATACTCCTGATGATTTGACTAAGTTTTGCCTTGTTTGCAATTTATCACCTGACACGATCCGATAGAATATGTATTCCCCAGCTGATGGGATATCACCAAACCTATGGATATGAATACGATGCGAAGGCGCCACCGTCTAATTCTTATAGAGCTAGGGTTTACCCATGAGTACAAACTATATTCTTGGAAGCATACTGGTGCTGCAAACTACATTAATAACGGGGGAATGTAAAGCAATTGCAAATACAACTTAGACACCATAGCCTAGATCAGGTTGATCAATATTTAAGACAACTAGGGGTTCACGATATTGGTCATTTGAAAAACAATTTTCCAGAAATCTAACCGACTCTATCTATTTCACCATGTACTTGAATTGCATTCCCTTACCTTTTAGTTCGATTACTTTGCCAGCAGCTTGGCATAGTTTAAGGAAATTAAAAAGAGTAGGATTTGCTTTGCCATCGATCCATCTAGCCGCTTGCCCTGAATGAAATCCGGCCTTCTCGGAAAGTTCGGAAATACATAAGTCGTTGTTGATCGCTGTTTCAGAAATGTAATCCAAAAGTGTGGTAATTTTTTTTCCATGCTTAATCGGTTGATGCAAGACCGATTCAACAAAGATTTTGCCAAAAACATCCTTGTGTGCATTGGGTCTATTTTCGATAAGAAAAAATCAACCGGCTTTGTCAGATTAACTTTTGACTTTTCGGAAGTGACTGTTAGATCAAATGATGGCTATTTCAGCTTAAGTTATATTGCTGTTACTTTATTTTTGACATCTTTTTTGCTTCTCGAATTCCGCTAAGATACGCTCCATGTACTGTTCCTCTATATTCCACTATAGTGTGCTCTCCTGCAAAGAATACTTTATTATTGATTGGTTCTTCAAAAACTTCAAATGCATCACTTCTCAAACCATTTGTAGCAAACGAGTATGCTCCATAGCTATATGGATTTTGGTTCCACTTGGTTCTCAACATATTTATGGGATCTGGAATATCGTTCCCATAAATATTTTTTAGATGAGTCATAATTTCATCAATAATCTCTTGATCTGTCATTTGCTCTGTCGTTCTAGAGTACTCACCAAATGCAAAAGTCATTAGAGCGTTGGTACTTGCAAATTTATTTACGTTCAAAAAATAGTTGAACTTTCCTTTTTCCTCTGGCGTATATCCTACGTATTGTAAATCTTTGTTCCAAAAAGGCTTATCCCACACTAAAAGAAATTTATTAACCGCACCCATTTCTAACTTATTGATCACATTTTGTGTGTATTCCGGTAATCCTGGTGTGAAATTTATTATTCCTTTCTTTAATACACCTAATGGGACTGTTACTAACACCATATCTGCGGAATAACCTCCGTTATCTGTAATGATCGAAATCGTTTCGTTGGAATAATCAATACTTCTGACTTTAGTATTTAAACGAACATCAAGCTTTTTTGCTAGGTAATTGGCAACATTATCGTACCCATTAGTGATTATAATATCTTCACCGCGAAATACCTCATCATCATAAAAATCTATTGATGAAAGTTTGTAAATATCTCCGCCTGTATCAAACTCTAGGAAGGCAGATAACATATATTTCCATAGACGTTTATCCTTAAATTGAGGATGTTCTTTGTAAAAAAGATCCGCAAAATTCTTGTTCTTAGTGCCCTCCATTTCTTCAAGAATGTTATCGTATAACTCTTCCTGTTGTTGTAAGAATTCAGGTAAATATTCAGAGCCATCTATATCATAAACCTTAATACTTTCATCTTTAGTTAAAAAGGTTTGCATCCCTGATTTTTGAGCGAGCTTCGTTATAGGATTTTTTATTGGACCGTGTATCCAACTGGCTCCTTCATCAAAAGCTACTCCAAGGCTTCTATCTGTTTTTAAACGTCCGCCGACCTTTGATTGAGCTTCGAGTATAATAGGATTGTAGCCTTTCTTTCGAAGATAACTTGCAGCACTTAATCCAGAAATTCCTGCTCCAACAATTATAACTTCTCTCTTTTGTTTCATATGACCAGTTCTCTTAAATATACTACATGATGAAAGTACGAGAATAAAGGATAGTAACAGTATCTTTTTCATTATGTCTTTCTTAATGGTATACAACAACTTAATATATCCTAATGAGAGGTGCGGGTGGCCAACTGTATTAAAAGAAAGTTTGGAGTGCTACAATTCTGCCATTTTCCAAAACTAACCATTCCCATAAAAACCTAAAGTAAGTTTAGGTAGGAAATTGTCATAAACAGCTTGCAAAAATTATGATGGTTTTATTGATTAATAATAGTTACCTCTCCTCCCTTCTACTGCTCTCCTAATTGATAGATCTATTGTTCATTAATCAATTCTTCATTATGAAAAAGAAGGAATTTAAAATCAGTGATTTAAAGGAGCTTACTCCTGAACTCACCATCGAGGAACAAGGAAAAGTCAAAGGAGGCTTTATTGTCTCTGATGATATTGATGGCTTCTAGATCTGTTAGATACTGGAGAGGTTTCCTCTCCAGTATCGGTCGTTTTGATATAATTATTTAATGCTACGAAAAGCCATACTGGGGCTTCGTCCTTGCCACGTCTCGCCTGGGAAAGTCACTCTCTTCTCTTCGCTCTTTTTTCCAATATTGATGTATCATTAACTAAAATCATTTGTTATGAAAAAGGATGAAATTGCTATCAAGGACATTAAAGAACAATCCCCTGAACTAACCATTCAAGAACAGAAGGCTGTAAAAGGCGGTATAATTGGGGACACGGATATCATTGAACTCTAGTGATTCCGAGAACCGAATAGAAGGCTGGTAGTTTTTGAGCTGTCAGCTTCTCCGTGATATGAGTGGTTTATTTAGGTATAATGCTAGTGTCAAAATGAAATACTTTTTGATTGTCGTAGCTACCAATCTCCTTTACATACTCTTTGTGCATTTCTGTCGGTATACTGTTGTCGAATATTCCAAAAGCTCCATTAGACATATTCAGAGGGCAATCAAGCTCCTTTAGTTTGTTGAGCTGAAACTGTATTCAATTTCCTATTTTTTGTATTTCTTCATCTCTATCCATACCGTCAGTTTTTGCGTTAAAAAATCTTGTCGCTTTACTGGATTTAAATGAAACTTGCATTCAACCTTCATACCCCTAATCTTCTGTCTTTAATTACTTGATTTTTATTTCCAATATATGAATCGCATCATAGCTTCTATTATGGTTGGCTTTTGCTTAATATGCTTAACTAGCATGACTTTTCTATTAATCAAAAAGAGCTCAGGCGAAATAGGCGCGGTACAATTAAATTATCTCAATTTTATTCAACGATATAGCCTTTTGATCCTCGCCCCTTTCTTTGGGTACTTCATCTATCGCAGATTCAAAAAGTAAATGGTCCTTTTCTTAATTGGATAAAAGGTGTCAGGGTTAGGCTCTTCTTGCCCCGCTTCATCAGTCCGATAGACAAGCCTTTTCTTGGATTCCTCACGCCCTGTAAGGCTCCTAACAGGGATACCTGACATATTTGCCGTCCAATAAAAATATCAATACCTGTACCAGTATTCAATAATCTTTGAATTATACTATTGCTTATTATTTCAATGTTTCACTCTCATTTTGAACCTCAACATCTTTCTACCTTTATTCCAAAACCTTATATACTTATGTACTGAGTATTAATTTCATCAACTAAACCCTTCGAATAATTATGGTGGCAATACTATGTTTAAATACTTGTAAAATAGATTCTTATGAATTATGTTATACATGAATATGTAATAAACAGTTGTGGTGATCCCTATATTTTGTTTTTTCTTGCCTGTGTTCGCATGCAGTATATTTACATTATGTAAAAATGCACGTACTAATTATGGTTACACGCAATTTCCCTTATGATTATTAACCTATTTTAATAACTATAAAATTAATACAATGGTACCCACCACAACCACCACTACAACCACGACCACAACTACAACCACCACTACAAACAGGTCATCTTCTAAAGAAAGTGAAGGATTCATAGTCAGAGAGTTTTCATCGAATAATGGACAGACATTCCAAGTTAGCTTTCCAAGAAGTGCTGGATACACTGAGGAAAATCTAGATATGCTACTCGATGTAGTAAAATCAAATACTCCAATATCAGATGATACTGTAGATGTTCACTGGGTATACCCTTCAGTTCATAATCCTACATCAAGCGCAGTACGAGACCTGGGTATCTCCAGAGCAGAGCTTTCTACAGGAATAGCTCCCTATAGTTATAAACTAGACTTTTGGAATACGAAAGGATGGGGCTTCTATTTTCGGGATGCAAGTGGAGACACCTATCACTGTTCTACAATAAGGAATGGGCACCATTTCATTCAATATAATTCTGATCACCCAACTATAGTTGCAGTTTCTAATTAA